TGATTTTGGAGGAAGTTTCCACACATGGCTCCTTCTTGAATATACAGAGTCAACTAAATTCCCACCATACAACTTCATCGGCTTCGCGGAATTTAACAGCTGCACGTTCTAATTCTACTGCAATTTTCTCTAATTCCTGTAGAACATTAAACATCATTGGTTTTGTATCATTAAACATATGGTAGAACCGATCACTCGTTGCTCCGCTCCATTGAGAAGCAATGTATTCTGTTTGTTTATATAAATCTTTATGTATGTACTCTAGGGTTGATCTCGCATCTCTTACGGTCTTGGCCGCATGCTCTAATTGCTCTGGCGTTACCTTAATCTGCGTACTCATTCCATCCCTTCTTTTCTCGTATATTAAGAAAATTATAACATATTGTTCATTTATGTTACTTGGGTTTTGAGTATCAACACATAAAAACTTTTGCTATAAAAAACAAAAAGGACCGCTCATTAAAGAGCAAGTCCTTGTTTATTGATATCCATTAACATCTTATTGATCTTGTCATAATCAGCTTTTGCCGGAAGCTCTGATTTCTCATAGGCTGCTGCTAATTCATTGTCGTACATTTCAACCATTTCTAAAGCTTCTTCGAAAGTGTATTTACCATTACGACAATCTAATAGAAGTTCTCGGTTAGGACGATACGTACTGTAATTACCTGTCTCCAAGATTTCTGTTGCACTTGTTAGTAATCGGATACTGTGCATAAAGAACTTTGTATCGTAGCCATGAGCACCGATTAAGTCACGTCTGCCTGTTCCGTTTGAGTTCTTATTCTTTAGCTTTTGGATTTGTGAATTTGCATATCCACCGAATCGGTACTTAATGTTTTTTGATAAGAATAAGTGACGGTTATCGATTAAGATTTGTCCGAGTGGAGTAACCTTGATGTAATCCTCCGGACGAACAAATAGGATCTCGATGTTATTAGGTACGCTTTGCATAGCATCTCTAACAAACTTGTTCACATGAATGATGTTTACATCGACATCATCCTTCGTGTTTCTGAAGTTTTTACCACCTGATGTGTTGTACTCATTAAATGAATCCAAACCTAAGTAATACTCAACTGGTGGGATGCATACACCCTTATAGTCCTTATCTGATGTATCTGTATCTGTTCCATAGGCATAACTACCTGTAGGAGACAAGAGGATTGTTCTATCTTCTAACCACGTTAAATTGGATTGCTCTAATTTTAAATCTGTCATTTTGAAGCCCCCTTCATTCTTTTAAGTAAATCTATTCTACCAGTAAGGATATTTAATCCATGATGGCTCAGATGTGGAATTACATCATGAAGAGTCATTAACATGATTTCCTCATATTTCGGATGATTAACAATTGTATCATCCATGTACGTCTTCTGTAACTCTTTTACAGCTTCCTCTTTTCTCTGTAACGAAAGAGAACCGCAGCACTGTCTGAATCCTGGGTTTCTATCACTTCCACAAACACACATACTAAGCTACCTCCTTTAAGGAATGTTGCTCCTTAATTTGTTCTGCAATAGCTGAAGCAACGGCTGCAACATGAATACATTCCATATATAAATTGTCTGCATCTGTATCTTTCACACTAGCTAATCCTAATTCACTTTGAGCGGCTTGGCATACTTCTCCAAACTCTTCTCCTAAGATAGATAGCCATGTACCAATAGGGTGTCGTTGAATACCCCACTTTTCATTTTGACGAAGACGTTCTTGATATACTTCTTCATTTACACTATCCATTAATTTTTCATTTTCAGTCACTTGAATCACCTTCCTCATAAAGAGCATCCAATAACTTACGGATCTTCTCCTCTAGCTCTTCACCTTCTTCATCAAACCACATATATCTTTTCCATTCTAATTCATCTAGGATTTCTTTCTTTGTTTGGAAAACATACTCGCCAATTACTATTGGCTCAGCATTTTTAAATACTGCAGTTACATCAAAACTAGAACCAATGTACCAATTCAATAGACTTACAACATCGTCGTTATATTCCTTTGTTCGAAAGATACTTATTGAATCATAACTTTTAAGAATAACTATGTAATAATCCATTTCCCTTCTCCCCTCTTATTACTCTTTTGGACAATTTCCGCATGTGCAGTTTCTTCTAGCATTCATGTAATTGTGCCATCGTTGCTCCGCCATTCCTGGTGGTGGTTGACCAAATAGATATTTCTTCGCTTCTACTACTAAACATTTCTTTTCAATTGGTCTTGTTTCCATATCTCTATTCCTTCTTTGTTTTGTCTATCGTAAGCACTTCATACGAAACGTCAATAGGTAAAATAAAAAGAGCCCCAAAAACAGGGCTCTCGTTCTACCAGAATATAGCGACTGCAGCAGCATCTACAAATCCCCAAAATAAGAAGAACATGATACCGATGAATTCAATAAAAGTTCGAATCCAGTTTCTATTCTCTAAATGGTAAACTGTAAATGCTAGGCTACCTACGAACCCAAAAGCTGCAACAACTAATAGGCACATGGCACTAATCAACATCATTGTGCACCTTGGTACAGGTCGATAATTTCTCCTAGCTGGCCAGAGTTATAACCAGTAGTACGCATGATTTCCTTGTCACCATCTTTTAGAATTACCACTGGAACAGAAAACAGTACGTCGTATTGAGCTGCTTTTTCAGGTTCTTCTTCTACATTAACAGATGTAAAATCTACACCCTCGTCTTTTAAAAATCTTTCAACTGTTACACAAGGGCCGCACCCATTTAAACCAAATTTAAGAATTTCCATTTTAAATACCGTCCTTTTTCTTGATGTTTTAATTAAGCTGCATATGATGGAAGGCCTTCAAACACAAAATCTTCGTCTCGTACTTCTTCAACGTTAATGGCTTTTACATATCCATTTCCTTTAACAGAGAAGAAATCATGTTGTTTCGTTTTTGTTTGTAGTCCATTTTGAACGATTGGATTTACATACTCATCATCAAAGTATTGGTCGTATCCTAAATTCATCATTGCTTTATTTGCGTTATAACGTAGGAACTTATTTACTTCTTCGATCATGTCTTTTCCAAGTGGAGCATACACATCATTCGTGTAATCTAATTCATTCGCGTATAACATTTCTAATAATTGAATTGCTTCTTTATCTACCTCTTGCTGTTCAGCTTCAGTAAGTTGGTTTTCATAAATCTCTTGAGCGAAGATACCACCTGTTACCCCGTGGATTGCCTCATCTCTTAAGATTAATGCAATGATTTCACCGGAAGCAGTTAGCTGTCCTTGTCCCGCTAAGAATAACGGATAGAAGAACCCGCTGTAGAATAAAAAGCTTTCTAAGAATACTGATGCTACTATAGCCATATATAATTCTTTTGGATCCACATCAGGTTTTAATAACTTACGATAATGACCTGTTATGATATCAGCTTTCTTTTGAAGGAATGGATTCTCTTCAACCCAGTCAAACACCGCATCTACTTCTTCATTTTCACAAAGAGTCATGAAAATATGAGAATACGATTTCGCATGGATATCCTCCATCATTGCCATGAAGTTGATAATTGCTTTCTTTTGAGGGTCTTCCATATGTAATGAGACAAGTGGCATACCCTCTCCACCCTGCTTTGTATCCAATAGCGTTAAACCGCCAAGAACTTTCTTGTATACTTCCTTCTGATCTTTCGGAAGCATATCCCAAACGTTCTTATCTTTTGATACAGGTATCTCATTTTCTAGCCAAAATTGTTGGCGCATTTGATTGTAAATGGACTCGATATACTCTGTATTGTATTTGGTCCAGTTAACAGCTTTATGTTTCTTTAAATCTACTGATCTAGTACTAATCACCACTACTACTCCTCTCTCTTATACTGCACAAGCAATACATTCTTCTATAGTTGAATTTGATGTACGTGTATAGTAAAGGCTCTTAAGCCCTTTCTTTTCTGCATAGATGTAATAACGAGCAAGATCTCTTGTCGAAGTACCATTTGTAACGTGCAGAATACATGAAATACCTTGGTCTACGTGAGGTTGGATTTCAGCAATTAAATCAATAACCTTCATTTGGTCCATCTCATAAGCAGACTTGTAAGAGAAGAATGTTTGTTTTGATAAGTAAGGCATTGGATAGTAAGTAGTCGCTTTATCAGTTGAACGAGTTTCTACTTTATCAACGATTGGCATTACGCTTGGTGTAGCGTTCTGTACATATCCTGAGCTTTGATTCGGAGCAATTGCAAGTCTGTAAGAGTGGTACAAACCATCACGTTGAACTTGCTTCATTAGACGTTCCCAATCCGCAGTTGTTGGAATTTGAATACCTTCAAATAGTTTCTTAACTTTTTCAGATTGAGGTAAGAATTCTGTTGTTAAATACTTCTCAAAATAAGTACCTTTTGCATACTCAGATTTCTCGAATCCTTCAAAAGATACTCCTCTTTCTTTAGCAATCTCTGTAGACTTTTCGATAGAGTGATAGTTCAGCATTGCAAAGAATACACGAGCAAAGTCTTTTGCATCTTCTGATTCGTATGGAATGAAGTTCTTAGCAAGGAATCCATGAAGGTTCATTGTTCCAAGACCTACTGAGTGTAATGTAGCATTCGCTTTCTTAACACCAGGAGCGTTTTCGATACAAGACTTATCTGTAACATCTGTTAACATTTCCATACCAGTATGTACAGCTTCTTTTACATCTTTGTTCTCCATTACATTTACAATGTTTAGTGAACCTAATACACAAGAAATATCATTCTTGATCCAGTCCGCGATATTGTAATCGTTAATTACGCTTGTCTCCATATACTGAAAAATCTCAGTACAAAGATTAGACATTTTAACGCCGCCTAAATCTTTTAATGGATGTTGTTCATTCGCGTTTGTTTTATTCATAAAATAAGGATAGCCAGATTCTAATTGAATCGTTGCGATCTTAACTAACATCTCACGAGCTGTAAGGTCTAACTTACGTTTACGAACCATAGGGTTTGCAACTAACTCGTCATATTTCTCATCTAAATCCATATCGTCTAGGTGAACTCCATAAGCTTTATAAACAGTAGCAGGTGCAAATAGATACATCTCTTTGTTTTGTTCAGCTAACTGGAAGAACTTTCTCGGTGTAACTAATCCAATAGATAAAGATTGAATACGTGTCTTCTCATCGGCATTTACTTTTTTTGAATCAAGGAATTCAATTAAGTCCCAATGGAAGATGTTTAAGTATGCAGCTCCGGCACCCGGTCGTTGTCCAAGTTGATTAATGTAAGAGAATGAATCCTCCATTAACTTCATTACCGGTAATACACCACTAGCAGCGTTCTCAATACCTTTAATAGCTTCAGTACGACCACGTAATTTACTTAAGTTAATCGCAATTCCTCCACCAATTTTAGATAACTGTTTTGCTACTGATAAGTTGTAGTTAATACTATTTAATGAGTCATCCATTTCTAATAGGAAGCAACTAACTAATTCCCCAGCACGAGCTTTACCAGAATTTAAATATGTTGGTGTAGCAGGTTGGTAATTTTGCTTCATGATTTGGTTCACATAACGTAGTGCTTTCTTTGTATTACCTGATGCTAAGTATAAAGCTACGATTGCAGCACGATCCTCATAATCTTCTAAGTAGATTTTCTTATCGTCTGAACGTAATGAGTAGTCCTTATAGAACTTTGTAGCAGCCATATAGGATTGGAATTCAAACTTATGAGTATAAGCAGCTTCATAAATACGTTGTACTTCTTCCTCCGTATACTCTCCAAACACATTGTAGTAATAATTGTGTTCGATTAGGTATTTGATTTTGTCTAATATCGAAGCAAATTCTAATTGCTTTGTTTTTACTTCGGCAAGGAATACCTCTAAGGCTTCTTTGTCTTTTGCAAGTTGATAGAATCCATCCTTTAAGATCCCAACTTCATTGTTTAATGCAACGTGAGACATAGTTCTTCTATCCTTTCTTTGGCTATTTGAATATCTTTTCTTGTTCCACTCAACTCAAATTGATGAATCAGCGGTACGTGATATTGCTCTGAAATAATTCTTCCTGCAGCTGCGAAGTGTTCACCCCAGTTACGGTTACCACTACTAGCAACTCCTTGTAAGAATGAGTTATTGGCTTGTAGAAATGACTGTGTAGTTTCTGGAACTTGACCAAATCCTGATGTGTAAGTAATCAATATAAAAGGCTGTTCCATAACTAAGTCGGGTGTAATTTGTACAGCTGGAATACCGAGCTTCTTAATGAATCTCTTTACGTTTCCAGTCTTGCTGTCAAATACAATCATGTTCATCACACCTTCTTTGAAACTTTTTAAAATACAACCATTTGATTTCTAAAAGTCAATTCGAGATATGGTCTATTTTTAGATTTTCATATGGGCATAGCCCCACATATAGATTTCTAAAAATCGAACATTCATTCTTGATAAAGGAAAAAATGAGATATAAAATAGAAGTGAGGTGAAAATAATGAGACTTGAACGCCAAAAGGATAGTGAGAAGCTAGAAAAACTACGTCCTTCGTTTCCTTACTATATTTCTGAATACATACAAGTGAGCTTAGATCAACTCACGCCTACAACAGTTCTCTCATATACAATAGATATCCAAGACTTTTTCGAATGGTTTTGGCATACTTTCGTACCGGAAAAACCGGGAATAAAAGAAATCTCCCTAGAAGACCTAGAGAGATTGATTGAGATTGATATATCGCATTACCGTTCACATTTAAAATATCGCGAGGATTCTCACAATATAGGTAATAGATATTACAAAACAAAAAATAAGGACACCACAATCAGCAGAAAGATTAGTGCCCTTAGAAGTTTGTTTGAATACTTAACTAAGAATACAAATCGTGAAACAGGTAGACCTTATCTTAGTAAGAATGTACTTGAGAATACAAAGGTGTTCTCTACTAAAGTTTCAGTTAGAGCTAAAGCTCAGAAACTTAAAAACAATATTATAAGACTTGAGGAACTAACTGAGTTCCAAGACTTTATCCTAGAGGGATATGGTAAAGAACAAATAAGCAACATGGAAAAAGCCTACTGGAAAATTAATCGACATAGAGATGCTGCAATCATCTCCCTTCTATTGACCAGTGGTATCCGTGTCGGTGAGTTATCTAGTCTTAGACTGAAAGATGTTATCTTTGATTCCCGCAAATTAGTCGTAGAAAGAAAACGAAGTAAAGAAGATGTTGTTTTCTTTTCTAAACAGACGTTAGAATATATAGTACAGTACCTTGAAGTTAGAGAGAGTCATTACAAAGCAGACGATAAACCGACCTCACCTTTATTTGTTACGAAATATGCGGGTAAGATAAACCCTATCAGTAAAAATACTGTTCAAAAAATGATAATGAAATATGCTAAAATCTATGGAAAGCCCGAACTGACAGCACACATACTGCGTCATAGTTTCGGGACGAATGTATTTAAAAAGACCAAGAACATTCGAGGAGTACAAGAAGCTCTTGGTCATTCATCAATTAATACGACTCAAATCTATACTCACATGTTCGAAGACGACGAACGTGAATTAATAGATGAAGTATTTGAGTAAAACAAAAAGGCCGGGGAATTAACCTCAGCCTTTTTGTTTTATTCTTTATTTTTATCTGAAGCCAAATCCCAAGTGTTTGTTCCAACATCAAGAATATGTTCTTTACTATTTTGTGCCAGGGGTGTACCAACAGGTATAATCACATAAGGATCTTCTTTTATGTAATCTTCTAAAGCTTTCTTATAAATGTCTAGATCATCTACATTTATCTCCTGTACCCCCTTGATATCAGAAGTAAATATCATCTCAGTTATCTCCTTGCTCTCATTGAGCGAAATATGTTTTACAAATTTGTTACCTACAGAAATAATAAACATGTATCCCCCTTATATTCTTAGCGAACTGGACCATAATGATCTTTGAGCGCCTTATCAAGCAATCCTTTGCAGCGTTCCAATTCTACTTTCATTTGTTGTTTGTATCTATTATACTCTTTTTTGCCTTCGTCAGTTAATTGATAAAGAATAATTTCTTGAAAATCTACTCCCTCTTCCCCTTTTATTCTTTTCTCCCGTTTTACATATCCATCCCGTGTTAATTCATGTAATGTTTTATATAGTTCTGTATGAGTTGGATGATAGCCTAAAAACTTAAACTCTTCTCTCAAGTCATTAAGATACTGTGAACCATATCCTTTATTACGATCAATTATTCTATAGATATATAACTTTAAGTATGAACGCTGTTTTAATAAGAACCCTCTATTTTGATATTCCTCCACCTATAACACCCCTTCTAAATGAAAAAACCATATTCTTATCTTTCAGTAGTTAAATTAATTATACAATTCATAGCAGATTTTGTAAGCTTATTTGCTACTGACTATGTATTTTAAATAACTATTGAATATTTGGAACATGGTTGGTGGTGAACATCTTATTCATTACCTTCTACTTTCCCTCATTTTATGACTACAGATTTCACATCTATAATCACTAACATAACAAGGACATTTAGGTTTCTTTCTTTCCCCAATTTCAGCAATTACAATGGGTACAATGGTAATAACTATAATAATAAAAAGGGTCGTCATACTATCACCTCGCTTATTAAACAGCGACTAACTTCTGTTCTCTTAATCGTTTTAAGCGTTTCTCTACGCCGTTTACTGATCTAGCCAATAATGTAGCTATTTCTTTTTGTGTCATCCCCTCTTGGTAATACATAGACCATAGCTGAGCATCCTGCTCTGGTGTCCAAGGCCTTCTACGATTAGCCCATTTATAGTAGTCAGTTTTTCTCCGTTCCTCTAACCACTCTGGTTCAGGCATTAAAGCATATTTTGGAACTTGATGCCAGTTAATTAGGTCCTTGTTTGCTTCAGCCCACTTCCAAAAATCTGTTACATCTATATAATAAAAAAGTCTTTTGCTTTTCTTTTTACCGTTTTCATCTACTTCTTTATTTTTTATCCTAAAATCTCTTTGCTTACCTGGGAGACCATGATTTGTGATAAGTCGTTTCACTGTTTTATCATCTAAACATAGGGCCTGCGCCATTTCATGCATAGTATAAAGACCGCTTGCAACTTTTGTATTTGCAATCCCTAATGATTCAGCTTTTTTCAGAACGGCTTTAGGAGTTTTGCCTAACTTTTTGGCAATCCTATCAAAATCCCAGACACCTATATTGGATTCTAAATAATCGACTTCCTCTTCAGTCCATCCACCTTTATATTGATTAGCCATAAAGCAGACTCACCTTTCTCGTTGATTTTTCTCATGATGTATAGTAATTCTGAAATAACATAAGCTATTCAGAAAAAAATTCAAGATGTAAATTTTAACAATAAAAAAGAGAGCCGAAGCCCTCCCTTTTTAACTAGTTTTCATTAATTCATGAATACTTACTAGTCCATTACCGAACATGTCATCAGTACCCTTTTGTCCAAGATCGACCGAATGTTCACGAATTAATTGCATGATTTGATCAGGAGTTAACTTCTTACCAATGTCTCGATAGCGAGCTAGAATAAGAGCAATTACACCCGCAACCATTGGAGTAGCCATAGACGTACCAGATAGTTTCGCATAACGACCTACAGGATATGTACTATAAATGTCTACACCTGGAGCAGCTATATCTGTCTCACTACCGAAGTTAGAGAAGTTAGCTCTATCAAGATTTTGATTAATTGCACCAACTGCAATTACTTCATCGTATGATGCTGGCCATCCAACATGAGTATTCTCATTACCAGTAGCAGCAACAATAATAATGCCTGCTTCATGAGCACGTTTAATAGCATTGTGCAGAACAGGACCAGGATCAGCTGAAGAACCTAGACTCATAGAAATGATATCTACTTGTTCAGAGATAGCCCAATCAATTCCTTTTACAATTGCTTCAACCGAACCAGAGCCATCGTCTACTAATACTTTTGCAATGTATAGTTCAGCTTTAGGAGCAACTCCAACAATACCGATTGAGTTATCGCAACCAGCAATAATACCTGCACAGTGCGTACCGTGTCCCTGTCTATCCATTATGTCAGTAAAGTTAGACGTAGTAAAGTTCATTCCTTTTTTGTAATTGGAAGCAAGATCCGGATGAGTAGCATCAATACCCGTATCTAATACAGCAACCTTAATACCCTCTCCTTTTGTGATTGACCACATTTCGGGAGCCTGAACAACATTAACACCCCAGTCAACTACTTGAATAGGTGACGCTGATTGAATCTCAATTACATTTGATTGGATTTTAAATTCCATTGGAAGACCTCCTATAATCATAATCGATACTAAAAGTAACCATTTGATTTAGAAGGCTCAATGAAAAAATATATTATCTCCCAACCACTTCACTACAAAATAAAAAGACGAGAACAAAGTCCCGTCTTTCTTTTCTTATTTGAAGATAGCGAAAACAATATCGAAGATTCCTTCAACAATAGCCCCTAAGAATTCAAAAAATACGGACCATCTTTTTGTTCTACGTCTAGACATTACGCGAATAATCCTACCACTGTTGCAGTTAAGATAGAAGCCATCGTAGCTACGAATAACATCTTAAATCCAAACTTAGCAACAGTACCTGCTTTTGCTCCATTGATAGCCTGCATAGAACCGCCAATGATACCAATTGAAGAGAAGTTAGCGAATGATACTAGGAAAGTAGAAACAATAGCAACTGTCTTATCAGATAGGTCAGCAATCATAGGTTTGAATTGAAGCATTGCTACGAATTCATTTGTTGCTAACTTAGTTCCCATAATAGAACCTGCAGTTACAATTTCACTTGATGGAACACCCATAACAAATGCAATAGGTGCAAATACATAACCAAGAATTGTAGTAAGATCCACTCCGAAGATACCAGCGAATGCAGCGTTGATTAATGCGATTAAGGCAATGTATGCAACTAACATAGCAGCTACGATTAGAGCAACCTTACCGCCATCAAGAGCACCTACTGAAATAGCTTCAAAGATTGATTTTGTTTGAGATACATCTTTGATATTAATCTCTTCATCTTCTTCTTTCTTAATCGGTGCAACAATTGTAGCAATGATTAGAGAAGATAAAGCATTTAAGATCATAGCAACTAAAACATATTTTGCTGGAATCATAGTCATGTATGCTCCCATAATAGCAGCAGATACAGAGGCCATTGCTGACGTACAAATGATGAATAATTTGTTGTCATTCATTTTATCTAGATGTGTTTTAACCGCTAATAATGATTCTGATTGACCGAAGAAAATCGAATTCACAGAGTTAAATGTGACAACTTTTGATAATCCAGTAACTTTAGAAAGTGCTCCACCAATACATTTAATTGCTAAAGGTAACACTTTGATATGAGTTAAGATTGATAATAAAGTTGAAGTAAAGATAATAATCATAAGAACGTTAATGAAGAATACTGTTACGCCCTCTGGAACTAGTCCACCTACGACGAAGTTAACACCTTCAACTCCATATGATAATACTTTATTTACGCCGTTAGAAACAGCTTCTACTACTTTTAAACCTGCAGTAGTTTTGAACATAACTAGTGTTACAATTACTTGCAGTACAAGTAAAACTAGAATTGCTCTGAAATTGATGTTCTTCTTGTCGTTTGACATTAAGAAGGCAACACCAAATGTAAGAATAATACCTAAAAGACCTATTAAAATACCTGTCATTGTAAAACTCCTTCTTGTTTGTTTTTTATTCGAAACAAAACATAAGCAGTTGACCTATTAAAAGTCAACTGCTTGAATGGACGTTTCATCTAGCCTTCATATAGCTATACCGTTTCACTTTTTTTAACGGCATTACTTGTTCACAAGTAAGGTATTCATGAGGGAAAATATCTCCACCTTGATTTGGGAATAGGTCAATCCCTGCTTCTTTTAAGATTTCATCTACTAGTTCTGTACAAACAAATTTGTTCTTTCTATCAAACTTGTCTATCAGTTTACTATTAGGAAATTTTGATTTCAAATATAGAGAAATTAATCGAAGCCAATCATAGCGAAAACCTTTTCTTTGATATGTAACTGCTGTAGAAATAATAGCATCTCGTTGTTCTTTCGTTAATTCTTCCTTATTTCTTAGCACTACACATTCTAGATCACTAGTAGAATATTTCTCTCTTACGATAGTGGATTTTGTATTCCAATCTATCTCTATGATATACCCTCCACCAACATACAAAGCTACATGAGTCCATTTAGAACCTGATACCTTTTGAATAATCTTTGAGATAAAAGACTTTCCACTTACAACAATAATATCTCCAACAACCATATTGCTAACCACCTTTCCAGTTTAAATAAAAAAGAGGGGCCTCTAATTAGAGACCCCCAAGAAGAGAGAGAAGTAAGAAGGAGAAAATAACATAACAAACACATAAGAGGATACATATCGTATGATGAACGCTACATTATATATATAAGCTGTTGCTATATATCTCTCAACCTTCTAAGCTACTATCTCTCGACTGGATAACGATGGTTTTATTTTAGTCTATTGTCTATCTCTACTAAAGTCTCAGTAATGTTATCGTAAATACGAACCGAAGCCATGTGGTCATACGGTGTATCGCTTTTAGTGATAATCATCACAGGAGCCTTACCAGGATAAACACTTTCCACAAGTGAATTAAACGGAAACACCTGTAGTGATGTTCCAAGTACAATCACTAAGTCAGTCTTTTTCATTTGTTCATTTGCTTGATGCCATGCGAGCGGAGGAAGTGTTTCGCCAAACAATACAACTTCTGGACGAACAACCCCTGTACATTCCCACTCTAAACCACAATTATCCTTATCTTCTTTTGTATACATCGAGTTGTCGTATTCCTTTGAACAAGTATCACAAACAAGATTCCGAAGGTGGCCATGCATTTCAATTACATTTTTACTACCTGCATCTTTATGGTAGCTGTCAATGTTCTGAGTAATAACAGACTTAACCTTCCCCTGCTCTTCCCATTTTGCTAGTATTTCATGTGCTTTATTGGGTTTGCAATTAGAAATATCATTCATACGATCTGCAAAGAATTTGACGAACTCAGGTTTGCCAACAGCTGAGAAATGAGATATTTCTTCTGGTTTCTTTCCATCCCATAACCCACCATTAGACCTATAATCAGGAAGGCCGCTATCCGTTGAGATACCAGCCCCTGTTAATACGACAATATGATTCGACTTCTTAATAAGTTCTGCTGCTCTATCTAACACGATAACAACCTGCCTTTTATTAATTAGCTACTTTAAGTAACTGCTCTTTCCAAGAGTTTGTAGTAACACCTGTTGAAGAAACACCAATAGCATCTTCAATTTTCATTAAACTGATTTCTGAACCAAATTCAAAACCAGCTGATTTTGGATGACCACCACCACCAGGAGCGATAGCTTCAGCGATATCTCCAAGATGGATATTGTCATGAATTGTACGCAAGCTAGCCTTACCGATATTTAAATCAAGAATAGCAATAAATAAAAGATGCGGATTTTCTTGGCTTAAAACATTTCCTAATGTTGAATGATATTGGTCACCGAATACTACGCCAACTTCCATGTTTTCACCATTTACGTTCCATGTACGAACACTCATTGTCTTAGAACGAGATTCAATATACTTCGCCTCTTTTTTGTTTTCAACATCAACAAAGAGTTTTTCGGTTTCGTTAAATGTGTATTTAACCGCCTCTGGATCATTTACATGTTCAGCAATTTTTGCAAATTGCATATGCATGAATTTACTTGGACCAAATGTATAAAGAAGAGAGTTTAACTCTTTTGCTTCTACATTGCCATTAGTATTCCAATCCCATGTATCATAAGCACGAACTTGTTCAACAAAGCTTGCGAAATATGGGGATTCCACAACATCAGTACTGAATAGTTCATTATCTTTTAAATAGATATAAAGTAGTTCAGTTCCACAAGTTTTTCGTCCATTAAATTCACTCTCAATAAAAGCCCACTCAGGATACTTTTTGCTAATCCAGTTAGCTTTCTCATGGTGGTCAAGAAGAACAATAGCAAGACCACGTTCAAATAAATTGTTTAAGCGGTCTACTAGTTCTTCTGATTTTGGAGTGATATCTGTAATTAAGATTGCATGCCCATCTAGAGCTTTAGCTTCCTCAAAGAAAGCAACCAGGTCTTCTAGCTTTTTCTCGAAGTTAGAATACCCACAATGGATAAACTCGGCTGTGTTTAGCTTAGAGACCTTTGATACGACTTGTGGAGCGTATCCATCCATATCATTATGTGACAAATGATGAACCACTTTATCGGTTAATGATGGTAAGTTAGCAAACATCCTCATACCTCCCGTGTAATTACGCTTCTGCGCGTTTATTCTTTTTGATAGCATGTACAACAAATGTCATACCAAAAGTAATGATTAATACTCCAAAGAACATCCAATGTGGAATATGGATTTCTTGCATTTGGTAAGCACTGTCAGTGAATGAAACAACAAAGTTAACCATGTAATGAACAGTACCTAATAACATCTTCACACCGATAATTGCAATAAGAACGAATGCTGTGTGTTCCATTTCTGGTACACGGTTGATTAACTTAATGAATACTCCTGCAACCGAACGCATCATAATGATTCCAAGAACTCCACCTAAAGCTAATACCCAAAACTTGTCGCTTAATGCTAATGCTGCTGTAATGCTGTCAATTGAGAATGCTAAATCCATAAATTCGATTGATACAACGATTGCCCAAAACTGTGATAAACGAACACCGAACTTACCTAAGATCTTGTGGAAAATTGTATTTTCATATTTATCTACATTCATTTCTTCTTCGCCTTGAGACTTGAAGTGGCTGATAGCTAAGTGTAATAAGTAAGCTGCACCTAAAACTTTAATAATCCAGAACTTAAGAATAATTGTTCCTAATAAAATAAAGATGGCACGAAATGCAACTGCCCCGACCATACCGTAGTACAATGCCTTCTTCTGCTTTACAGGGTCTTTGATTTTGCTTGCCATCATAGATAATACAAGTGCGTTATCTGCACTTAATAACCCTTCCATAAGTACCAAAATAAAAACGATATATAAATTTTCCAATTTAATTCCCTCTTCCAATGTTGTTTTTATGTAATAAATTAACGACGGTTCATAATTGCACGTTTAATATCTTCACCTGCGTAATCCCAAATGAAACATCCTGCAACTGCACCTAATAAGAAAATGAATAAACTCATTTTTTGTTTCCTCCTAAGAGTAGAATTGTAATAATAAATCCAAAAATGCCAAATAAAATATGCTGCCCAAAGGACAACATCATTGCACCGACCTTAGTGTAAGGGTGGAATAACAACTCCACCCTTACTAGGACTTTGCAAATAAAGAACATGACAACTTCTACCACTAATAGTAGAGTCATAAATTTAAAGTTATCTGCGATCTTCTTTGCTTTTTCTCTCATTCAATTAACCTACTTGTAATCCGTACTCAACGATAAATGCTTCAACGCCTTTATTGTAGCCTTTACCTTCAGCACCAAATCTCCAGTCACCATCTTTTAGGTAAAGCTTGAACAGAAGAATTGCTGTTTCAGTTGAGTAGTTTTCTTCTAAATCGTACTCGTACATTGGCTCGTTAGTTTCGTCATTAACAAGAACTACTTTCGCGTTACGAACGTCACCGAAGCGTACACCATCATTTGTGCTAGCAATGAAATGCATCTCAGTGATATGAGCTGGAACACGTGTGAAGTCAACAGAGATTACTTCATCAGCACCGTCTTTGCTTCCTGACATTTCATCACCACTATGAACGATTGCTCCACTTGGGTGGATAGCTAAGTTGTTTCCATTGTCGTCATAACCGAATGCCACAATGAAGTCACGATCTTCACGACATTTACCATTAGATTGAAGAGCTACTGCAAAGATATCTAAATCGTGTTTACCACCTGTATCGAATCGGTTTTCATCCCAAGAGATCTCAGCACGAAGTTTCTTCAGTCCCGGTTGTTCCTTACGTAAATTGATTCGTTGTCCGCCTACTACTTTTTGTAAATTAACTGCCATGATTAATTTCCTCCTGTTGTATGTTAGTTTTTTTGTTTGAGTTTGTTTTGATTAACCAATAATTGCTCTTTCAATTACATCAATAGAACCAGATTGAACACCTTGTCCTAAAGCTTTGAACTTCCAATCACCGCTATGCTTGTAAAGCTTACCAAGAACTACTCCACGCATTCCCTTGAATTCATCTAATTCGTAGCGTACTAACTCGTCGTTGTTTTCAGAATTCAAAAGACGTACATATGAACCTCTTAATCGTCGGTCATTAAAATCGTTAGCTCCTGAGAAGATGTTTGCAATAACATAAATCTCTTTAACAGCCGGATTAAGCTTTTGAAGATCTACATAGATTTCCTCATTATCTACTTCACCGAACTGATTGTTACCGCTGCGGTCATCACCTGCATGATAAACACCTTGAGCACTACGCATTGCATAGTAAACACGGTCTACCTTACGACCATTTCCATCTAGTAAAATAACTGCAGAGTCAACATCGACTGCTCCACCTGACATAAATGACTCACTAGAACTAGAACGACGACCGCCACCGAAGATTGCAGATAAAAGACTTACTTTTTCCTTTTTCTCTTCTTTCTTCTCAGTTAGTGCTCCCCATCGTAAACCTAACGTTACTTTACGTAGACCTGAATTTTCTTTTGCTAATACAACTGTTTGACCAGCTTTAATAAGATTGATAGCCATATCTATTCCCCCTAATTACTTCTTTTTAATGAATCTGTTGCGATATTCAATAGCAAACATAGGAACGATGAAAATCGCCATAACCATAAAAACAATATCTATCCAAATGTTTGTATGTGGCCCCATGATTACACGGCGAGCAGAATCAAAAAATATATACAACCAGCCCACGATGACAAAAACATTCATTACTTTAACGAACGTAATATTTTTAAAGAAATTCATGCGAATCTTCCTTTCTTTAATTCTCTGTATCTCTTTCGATAATCATCAAGTTCTTTTCGAGTAGTACTTAACTGTTTTCTTAATGAAGATACAATTGCAGGACTTGCGCTTTGGAAAAGCTTGTCCGACTCTCTTGATAATGATCGAATCAATGAATCTTTTAATACTTTCTCTTCCACTAATAGCTTTTGCTTTTTGGCTTTCTTAACACACATTCCGTTAACATAAACACCTACATGAGATGGGATTTCATCTTTAACCTTCTCAAATAATTCTTTAGGCATTACAAAGTAATTAAAATGTCCGCAAAAAGTTTTCTTTGCTTTACTTCTAAAATCAGCAAGTGAAACTTTAATTTCATAGCATCGCCAAATACCCTTAGTGTCGTAAGTCATATAATCGACTCGTTCATTTCCATTAAATCCAATAGTGACTTCAAAACAACCAAAGACACCCATCTTTTTTGTAGCAAAGTATATCTGTCTTTCTAATTGAGTTGTTAATGCTGTTTTAGCTATTTAGATCAACCCCTAATGTATTTCCATTAACAATAAACAAGTCTGCTATTTCAAGTAGGATAATTCATGTCTAAGCAGCTGAGCAGTTGTTTGGATTGTTGCGACGGAATTCTTCATGTTCCCTATTTCTTTCCTCGCTCTTCTTTCTAAGATTTTCTTTTTCTTCTTCCAGAGCAGCTTCTGTTTTTTGAGCCATTTCATCACTTAATGCTTTGAATAGAAGGTATCCGGCCTTCATATGTAAGTCCCAGTACTGACCAAGTACAGATCTATCTTCTTGAGATACTCGTTTACTAACAGTATCTTCTATAGTGAGCTTTCCATCTTTTTTGTATATAAAAAGCTCATACATAGGTGATTTATTGTCATTTGCAAAAGCTCTGCCAAGAAACACTACATCGCTATGATAAGATAGTGCAGTTTCAACTTCTGAATAAGAAAACTCTCTTGTTTTACTCTTTCGTTTCCTTACCACTCGTTGCGAATTTAAACTTACTAAATCTGTTTTTAGGCTGTCTAATTGTAAAGTTAAACTTGTTACTTTTTGATTTAATTTGGATACTTCTTTATCTTTTTCTTTTAACTGGTTTTTGTATTTGTCAGCAACTTGTTTCAGTGCATCTATTTCGCCTTTTGGATTGTACTCCATTTGCTCAAGACTTTCCCAACAAAAACTACTCTCATCAATTTCAATTGACATGATAGATGAATACTTCTTGCTTGAGTTGTATACTGGTTTCCATTTATTAATGAAGTACAGTTCTAATACACTCATATCTGACTCACTATCTAATTCGATACATTCTACTAAAGATACTTGCTCATAACATTCCTCCGGCAAATGACCGTTCTTTCCGAAATGTTGTCGCATCCTATTTTTTATGTTGTTGGTTTTGCCGACGTATATGATTTGGTTCTCAACGTCAAGAAACCTATAAACGTAAAAATCCATCAGTAAAACCTCTTTCTATGTTGCTAATAAATAAAGACCGAATCCTAGTCAGGAATTCAGTCTTTAAAATAGAACCATTTGTTTTCAATTTGTCAATAGGTCAAAAATTAAGCTGCTTGAAGTCGCGCACGAATTTCGCTTAATGATTCATCACGCATAAGCTTTCCATCGACAAATACATCTTGTAATAAATCTACATCTTTAAGCGCATTTGCTTGTTCTTTATTTAAACCATCCATGCCAATGATGCCAAAGTCATCATCTTCTGTTACTACTACGCGGCCACGTTGAGATTTCTTAGTTCCATCATCTGTTTTTGGATCCTTGAACAATAAACGTTCTTCTCCATTTACTACAGCATATGTAGCTTTCATAGCAAACCCTAGAGAATCGCGAGTCTGATATTGGAAAGTATAAGATCCCACGCCGAAAACAACGTTTGTTGAAGCAAAGCCTTTTTCTTCTAACTTCTCAACAATAGCTTTTGCACGCTCAAGAGTAATAGAGTCACCATAGATTGCACCAATATGAGTATCTAATAGTTTATAACCCTTCTCAGTAATTGTTCCACCAAAGATATCCCATAAAGCCTCAATTAGTCCTTTACGTTCAAGTTCTGTTTTTGCTTCTGGGTTACCAGTAAGAATAAGAACAGGGTCTCCACTATCAGGACGAATAACCATACGACCATCACGTTCCATGATTTCCTTCTTAAGACGAGGAAGAATTTCTCCTACTACTGCCCAGAAATCATACGTGTCTGAAACTACACTGAAGAAGCCTTTAGGATATACCTCAGTTATAAGACGCTTGTACATTTCGAATTCATCACGGCTATCTGCATCTGTGTTTGCTGACATAACTGAATGTTCAGTAGCTGGTATTGATGTTCCTACTAATTCCTTTTCAATGTTCGCATTGTAATAATGCTCAAGATAAGCAATAGCTGGAACCGTATCTGTTCCTACGAATGATAATAAGTGTCCTGCTCCACTCGCCATAGCAGACTCTAAGCTGCTCATTCCGCGCATAGAGAAATCGTGTGCTTGAAACGGTACATCGTTTGCATGACCTACTGTTTTCATAGCCATATCAATTAGTAACTTTCGGTACTGATAAGAAACAGTTGCACTTGTCATTGGTAACCAAATTTCATTCGACATGATTGTTTCAAGATAATTAGTAATCCAGAAAGTAGATACAAGATCTGGTCGTGTGTTCTCAACAGTTAAAACTGGCACCTTAATTGGAGCTAGAGTTCCTTCTGGTAGTGCTTTTACTTGTAACGGCATATAGCCTAACTTGTGAAGTTCAATGATGTGTGCAGCTTTTGGCTCTTCAATAAATAAAGTGTGTTTCATGTAACGAACATATTCTGCTACTACATCTTCAAGTGGTCGGCTAAAGAAATGCTCATCGAAGTAATCGACTAGATATTTCTTAACAAAAGATTGAATACCGAACACTACTACTTTGTCTGCATATGGCATGTAGCGATTGCTACGTGGAGTAAACGTAGAGTAAATTACTTCCGTACCTTCTGGGTATTGATCAATATGAGACGTTTTGTAATAGTCACAAAGTAACATTGGTAGACAAACCGGTTTCGCTTTAAATGATGTTAAATGTTTATCGTAAGTCATAATAAAATCCTCCTGGTGTAAGTTATTTAAGCAGCTTCTACTGCTCCCTCTTGTCGTTCTTCTTCATCTGAATCTAACCACTTACAGGCTTCTTCCACATTTTCAAATTCTTTTATACGGTTGTTTTTAATGTCATCAGAAGCTTCTTTTTCTCCTTCATCTTCATCTTCTTCTTCTCCGCTCCACATTGGGTAGATAATTTCTACCTTCTCGTGAGTTGATTCATCAATGATTGAATCGGAAGTGTAAACCTTTGTGATTAATTCTGATTCAGGAATCTTTCCTTTAAAGATGTTGTCTTCACAATGAGTAACAGCAAGGAAGATATCTCCTGCTCCTAGTTCTTTTAAAGCTTCCGCGCTCATCATGAACGTTCCACCAAACGAACTTAGGTCATCAAGAATTACAACTTTGTGACCTGGTTTGATGTCACCAATAATTTTTATGCTTTCGATTTTCCCTGTTTCAACGTTACGTTTCTTAAGCCCTACTAATTCATTAGTAATGCCTAGATTACTATAACGTTTTTGAGCACCAGCATCCGGGAATAGTACATAATCTTTTTCTTTATCAAACTTAATTTCTTCTGAAACAAGTCCAAATAAATGAGGACCATCTTCAACCGGAATACAGTTATTTAATAAAGCAACAGCGACGTCTGAATGAGATTCGTGGACGTAGATTTGACTAAAATTAAGTGAATTAATAAAGTCGCATACATATTTCAAGGTAAAAACATCGCTGCCCATACGTCGATCCATACGGCTATATGGCATATAGGTAATATCTAAAATCGTACCTTTGCTTGAAGACTCATCTAAGAATCGTTTAAGTATCATCAATTTAAAGAAGTCATCATCTGATTCATATTTGAACATGATGTAATTCTCAGTGAAAAAAGATAAGGCTTTTGTAATTTGTTCCCCATCTAATTTCGTTTCCTTATTCGGGAACTTCTTAAATTCAATTAATTGACCATTGAGTTTAATCATTGTTTTTCTCCTTTGTATAAAGCCCAGCTAAATAGCCAGGCCTCCCTTTTTGTTTTATGCAAAGTGCTTCTTGATTACTTCTTGTGCAAATGAACCATCGACTTTACCTTTGTTATCCTTCATAAGGATTCCAGTCACTTTACCAATGTGGCCACCTTTTTGAACACCTTTAGATGTTAGGAAAGAAACGATTTCTTCTTCCGTCATCATCTTTGGTAAGTAAGTTTCGATAATAACAATCTTTGCTTTTTCTGATTCAACAATATCCTCACGGTTTGCTTTCACAGCTTCAGCAAGAGCTTGTTTTGTTTGTTTAAGTTCACGTTGAACTACTGCTACTTCTTCTGCTTCAGTAAGTGGAGCACGCTTTTCTTTCTCTGCAGCAGCTAAACCTGCGCGAATTAAAGTGATGATGTTTTTCTTCATCACATATTTGTTTCGCATTGCATCTTTTAATTCATCCATTAAACGCTTATTTAAAGTTGTCATTGTATTTCCTCCTAGTTTTTATTAATAGCCTTGGGTTACATAATCTAAGTTAACCTCGGCTGTAAAGTCATCAAGTGTTTTGATACGCACTTCTGGTCCATTGAATCCATAAGAATCTTCCCAGTAATGTGCATATGTATCTCCTCGGTGTATTAACACTACTCGTCCCTTGGCAAAGGTTCCATTTTTCTTTCTTGGAATCTTGTCAAAGAAATCTTTCCAATCCCAAGGCATATATCTTAGGATGGCACGGAAACGATCTTCATCTTCTTGTCGTTCCTCTGCAGTCCATTTTTGATTAGTCCAAGGATCTTTGCTTACACAGTTAATCCCATATTCATCGTCATCAGGGTCTACATTGAATAATGGAGTTAACCTTTCAGTTAGGCGGTCGATATTACCATACAGGGTAAACTCACGCCCTTTTTCATCCTGCTCTCTATACAAAATGTTTTCCATAGTTACTCACTACTCCCTATTTCATTTTTCTCCCCAAAAGCTAACGGAAGAAGGAACATGATAATCGCTGCAGTAATACGAATAAATACATCGTAAGTGTCTATCTCTTCTAATTTGTAGGAATAGGCAGTAGCAATCACTCCGCCTATCGCCCATCCGAAAAAGAAATACCTCAATGTCCATAAAGGCTTCTTACAGCAATCAAGAGTTTCTCTTACTTCCCTTTTAATTGATTCAATTAATTTCTTCATGTCTTGATTCTTCCTCTCTATCCATTCACCATCTGAGCATAACGTTGAGCCCCTGCTTCGGGAACTTCCCTTGAGTAAGCCATTTCAGGTATGAATTCGAAGAACAGTCTCCCTTTGAAACTACTAAACTTATTTTTACCAATATGAACTTCATAAACTGGTTGTTTATTAGGGTTGTCGGGCCTCATCCAATGAACCGTTGATTGTTGACCGCGAAGGGAAACCTCGTTGTAGCAAAGCATTACAGCTTTTGCTTCATATAGAATCTTTACTGAATCACGTAAGTCATCAGGCGTTGGTCTTCTGTTACCATTTAGCTTTCTAAACTCTGCTGTACATACAATAGGACAGTCATATTTAGTAGCAATCTTCGTTAGTAAATCGGCAATATGGTCATATTTTTCTCCACCAGATTTAGCACGAAGTTTTTCATCACCAATCGTAATATCATGGAAGTTATCTATGAAGACAACTAATTGGTAGGTCGGATCTACTTTCTGTAGCTCGACATGATACGCTTCCATTGTTTCCTGAATGTATTCAATATCAGAGCCATTGTTTACGTCTTGCATGTTAATATAATCTGCAGACTGTTTTAAGGCGATTACACCTTGAGCACGTTTTGTCATGTAGGTAGCATTGTCTTGATACTTTTTAGGGAATCGAACAACGTTAATTGGAATACGTTGATCAATAGCAACTAAACGAGGTAATAACTCATTGTTGTTATCATCTAAAGAGAAATATAAGACGAACGCTTTTCTTGGTCTTTCTTTCGTGACTACTTGGTTTGACTGTGAAATCTGCCATGCTAATTGAAGCATGAATGATGATTTACCAATGTTGGATTGACCACCTATTAAATGAACTCCGGTATTCAATCCTTCAAAGGCTTTATTTAAACTATCAAATCCCCAGTCTAATCCACCCATCTCACCACGATTCCAGGAGTATTCCTCTACTGCATCAATCGTATTAAGCATCTTAGTTCGGAAGAACGGAACTACATCGCCCGCTACTTCTCGAACAAGATCTGGTGTGATTTCATTTGGATTCATTTCAAAACCTGGTGGGGTTGCTACTGTATTAAAAGGAACAACATTTTCTTTCGGCTTGTCTGCTTCTCCTGTATCTTCTGCTGTTGGCCAAAATAGTTCTTGTCCCGAAGTAGAAAACGGACTTGAAGCAACTTCTGGGTTTTCTGTTATTGGTTGGGCAAACATTGATTACAACTCCTTAGTCATGATGGTTAATTACTCTTGTAGAATTTACAGTCTTCTCTGCATGTAGCAGGACAAGACGCATAGGTTTTAATCGTGTTACAACCATAAACATAATGACCTTTGAAATTGGATCGAAACAGTGTTTGCAGTTCTCTTTCTGGCAAGCTGCCATTATTCCATTCGATTAACATATCCCACGCTTCTTGTTCGGAACGTCCTCTTTGTCTCCAAAATGCAACAAGCATACATGCTATGTGGTTTCTAGCACCTTTAACAGGACCGTTATCAATCATCTCTTCATAACAAGGCGGATCAAAATCGATTGTTTGTGCTTCACCCGATTTGCTAAATGTTTTCTTAAATCGCTGAACAAACTTGTGCTCAACTTCTTTAAAGTAACGAGCAGCCTCTTGAATAACTCTTGGCTTGTCGTACTTAATCCAAGAACCATAGTTTGGATTTTTACTTATTTGCTGAATATTTACTTCAGATAGAGCCAACAAATTCTTTAATTCCATTGGTACTTTATAAGAACCAGTAGAAGGATGCTGACTTCCTCTTAACCTAAACAAACGACGACGCTCATACACTTTCATATCCAGTGTTTGATTTGGTGCAAATGGCATTAATTCTTCTGCCATAATTCGATACATACGGTCTAAATGAGGATGCCATTCAACACCAAAACACTGGTATGGCACAGTAACATGAATCCCCTTCTTGCCGCTAAAGAAAACCTTAATCATATTTGCAGGGATTCTATAGTTAGGACTAATCGTAAGATGTTGAATGATACGAAGTGCATCTTCTTGTGCTTTCTTAATATCATCTTCATCATCAAAGTCTAAATAAAAATCTCCTCGCAAATCAGCCGTATAAGGATCGCTAGTGCTATATTGAAAAGCTGTTGCATACAAGCCCCATCCAGGATTCTTTTGTATATAATCAAAACAATGCTGATGGAAGTTCATCCAGTTCACTTCACGATACTCGTTACGGATAAACATATTGCCTTCCTTTGTTGGCTTATTACGACCAAATTCCACATAGAATGGTTTTGGTTGTACCATTGATTCAGGCATAGTCGGTGTCTTAACCTCTGCCGCTGCAGGGTGGTTAGCTAATTGCCCTTGGTAGAACACGGTCTAAACCCTCCTCATAACAAGTATTTTTTCTAGCTTCATGCACTAATAACGCTTCTGCTTCAAAGTGTTGAATATCAAGCGGAGATTTAGGCATTGGTTTTCCGTTATCTAAAGAACATGTAAATGCTTCATCTATTAAATAGAAGATAAAATCTACATCCCAAAAACGGAGCATATGATCAAAAGCACCTATGTCCCTTGACAATGTAGCTTCTGGAGTTGGTGCATTCGTTTTTGAATAAAAATATTCAACAAGATCTTTTTTCGTAATCTTATCTACTATCTCTAAATAAAACGGTTCATCATCATAAGAAGCTTCAATTGTTCCATCATCCGAAATCTTTAACATCGGAGGAGGTGGAGTTAATTGTAGTCTTGGGTGGAAATAAAATTGCCCCGGCACTAATAAGTTGTCAGGGTCCCTATATGGTTTCCTTACATATTGGATATTGTGAGCATCCAAGATACTATTTGGTTTATAGAAAAGACCTTTTTGAGGATTATCCTTTTCCTTATCAAATAGTTCATGGAATTGTTTAGCTGTAACAGATCCCCCTGCTAAGATTTCTCCAATATCATTAATAACTTCTTTTTTATAATTAGAGTCACAGTTGATTTTTCCGTGAGCATCTTTTTCAAACTCTTTAATTTCATCCATAAACCTTGAGGCAAGGACAATCATTTGATTATTCAAGTTGGTCTCCCCTTTCGTTTCTCTCACAGGAGCGTTTGTAACATAACCCCTTTTAGAAGAAAGTCAAGATAATAAAAAACAAGCGGACAATTACCCGCTTGCTGTTTCGTAAATATAGAATTATTCAGACTCAACTTCTTCTTGAATCTTTTCTTCCAATACTATCTCCTCTACCTTTTCTTCTGCTGGTTCTTTAACAACTGGTACTAAGGCAGTATTCGTTAAGATAGCTTTATACATTTCTAATTCTTCTTCATCGATATTGCGAAGTAAGTAATCAAAAACATATTCCTCTAGCTTTTTACCTTCTAACTTATCAGCAGCTTTAACAAAGCCAACATAATTGCTTAAACGTTTTTGACTATCGTTCTTAGCAACTGCTGCAGATAAAGTTAACTTAGGAAGATACAATGTTTTATTCTTTAAAAGAACTAACAATTTATCCGCAATCTCGTTGTCTTGGTTTGTTCCAAGAACAGTCGCTTTTGCTTTTTTTGTAGTCGCACTAGCTAAGTTTTTGAATAGCTCAATCGCTTCATCAATCTTCTTCATGTAATCCATTTTTAGCACCACCTTTCCGCAATAACTCATTACAACCTTTCCACAATTAAAAAATCAATCCTAATCATGAACAACAGTTAGGAATTGCCTAAACAAGAGTTTGACAATACCTACCACTAAAGGTTGTTGTATATCTGTAAGAGAGGTGACAAAAAAGTGACGAACCGAAGAAGAAAATACGAATTCGCGGAAAAGTGGGTAGAATGCCTTAACTGTTCCCAAGAATACGTGATTGAGTATGTAATTGACGAGCGAGATACAAAAGGTTGCCCGGTCTGCGGATCTCATGCTTATGAAGATCCCGCAAATGAATATAGCGATTGGGGCGATTAAACAATGATCGACTACATTGAAAACGACAACTCAGATAAGCCACCAGTTAATGTATATATCGGAGAAGAAGAATGGGCTAACTATTCTTTTCAAAACAAAGTTCGATTACTATATCGACTAAGAAACTCCGACAATGTACTAGCTAAAGAATTGGTAAAATCTATTTCATTACTAGTAGAAGAAGAACAAAAGATGAGAGAGATTGATTACGAAGCAACACTAAAACAATGTGAGGATGTGAGTGAATGGCCGGAATAAAAAACATGTACCAGCTTTACGGTGCAACCCCATTCGACACGATTAAAGGCGATACAATTATAGACCGCCACATGCAATCACAACTTCGTCAATATACCCCATACTGTAAGTTCTGCGGACGAGAAATTATTAACTCTAAACAGGACGAGCATATGCACAACGTAGACCCTGAGTGGGAAATACATTATCAAATGCATTACCGCTGCTATAGGGAAAACGTGAGATAAAGAAGGAGTTAGATAACATGACAAAAATCGAATTAAGTATGGATGATATTTATACGTTTATGCAGTGTCCATTGAAGTACAAGCTGACTAAGATTCATGAGATACCTTCTGAAGACGACTATAAAAGTGCAGTACTTTACTCAAAGGGCATTCATCAAACTATTTCCTACTTTTATTATGAAGTAATGCAAGGTAGACTCCCTACTCTCCGACAAATGAGAGATAAGTGGGCTAACTATTATTACTCCATTTTCGAAGAGGATAAACGTACAAAGGATAACTTCCTACTTGCACGAACAGGAACAGATCAACAACGAACGCAACAGATTTTAAACCGGGGCATGGAAGCTATCTACGCTTTCTATGCAGAGAACAAAGATAATCCCGGCACACCTATTGCCGTCAATTACCCTTTCCGTATTGCTGTTCAAGACGACCTAATCCTTACAGGCGAATTTGAACTGATTCGAGAGTACACCGATTCAAACAATAAGCGCATGATTGAGATTGTTGATTTCAAAACAAGCAATAACAAGACTGACGCTTCCTCTGGATTTTTCCTCAGACATGACCTACGAGCAACCGCTATGTTTTATGCCTTCCAGGAACTATTCCAATCTACACCAGACCGATTTGTATTTGATTACATCGGTACAGATAAACAGTTGTCTTTATACAGAGATGAGAATGAAATTAAGCGCCTTAAAAGCGTACTAAAAGGAGTCCGTAACGGAATAAAGCAGGAGGATTTTTATCCGAGACAAAGCTTCATGTGCAAATCTTGCCCAATGATGAACTACTGCGACAGATTACAATTTTAACTCCAGATAAGGAGGTAGTCGCTGTATGACACCAGATGAAATCGGTATTGTTGAAAAAATATTTACTAGCATCACTGAAGGTGATAAACCATTCATGGTTCTCTTTGCAATCATCATGCTCTTTGTTATCTTCATGTCCGTTAAGGTTATGGGATATGTTCGTAGCGTTAGTGATAGTCACAAAGAACAAATCACTGCTATGAACGACAACATGAAAGAGCAACGTGAAGACCACTATAAAATGATTGCTGAAGATCGTCTTCGTTCTGATAATCGCGAAAGAGAATTATTCGTAAACTTAGAGAAGAATACTCAGCAACTTGAGGGCATTGCAACAACACTTAAAGAAGTGCAATTCAATTTTACTAGTCTAGAAAACAAAGTTACACAAAACTTTGATTATCTTGAGAAAGAAATTGAAAGTGTTAAAGAAACAGTTAGTAAAAAATAAAACCACGAGATTATCTCGTGGTTTTTCTTATGTCTAAATTACCCTATTCTTACTTTAATAACTGAGGATACTTCTTCTTTCCATCCGATCCATTCTTCATTCTGCTCTCCGAATTTATCACCTAATGGTTTATATCCTTTTTCGAATGCATGTTTTAGCAACTTTAAATCTTCAATCGAGAACGTATTAGGATCTTCAAACCATAATACATTACATCCTCTCAAGTTCAATTTCCGACACCTCAATTTATACTTCCTTTTTGAAAAAGAAATCTTCTATTAATCGATAAGCAATAACAGTAGCAACAACAATCAAAATAGTTTTCATGAACTAAACCTCCCTATATTTCAAATGTTTTAATACCAAAGGATTTATGTTCGTCTATATTCCCTTCTGGCACTACATTCTTTTTAGGATAGTTAGAGTAATGATCTGGGTATCCAATTGCATTCATATGGAATTGAACTCCCGCTTTTTCAAACTCATCTTGAATATGGTCATGTCCACAAATCCAATGCTCTGCATTAATAAAAGGAACATCCGTCATATAACAAGTATTTGGTTCATACGGCGTAAAAGGATTATGTACTGGCGGAACATGAGAAACAAATACATCAACATGTGTATCTTCTAACGTGTCATACCAATCCATAGACTCTTTATGTAGTTTTCTTGGCACATCACTACCCGCATATCCATTGATTGATATATAACTAGAATCATTGGATACATTGCGAAGGAACTCCCAATCAGCTTGTGATTTAGGAAGGTACCACAACACATCTCCTGCGAATACTTTCCCTTTGTATGTATCTACATTTTTAACAAGAGGAACTACATTAGGAATTTCAGAAGCCTTTTCTATCAGTTCATTAATTCGACCTATAGAATCTTTATACTTCTTCTTTTGGCTTCCTGAAATAAGGTACATATCATGGTTTCCAACTGTAAAATATACTCTTTCATAATGCTTTGCTGCTTCATCTAATATCCATAAGGATTGTTGATTCCATTCACTAAAGTCACCAGGTAATATCAGAACTTCTCCATTACCATTTTCTATTAGCTTTCTTGTTAATTCTCTTGTTCTGCTTTCCCACTTCATTTGATTATTTGTCCAAAGCATCCAGTGGTTGGCGTGTAAATCTGAAGCATAATCAATTTTCATATGTGTCACTCCTATTGTTGCCTTAATAAGTTTGGAGTAGTTTTTCTGCTCTCTTTATTAGGTCATCTGTATCTTTCATAGTTTTTTCAAATCTTTCAGCTGAAGGTAAATGTCTCTCTAGTAAAAGAAAAGCAACAGCAACAAAATCATGTGGTAAATAACCTTCTTTGAATTTAAGCTTTTCTATTTTTTCAACCTCTTGCAAATACCCTTCTCTTTGATAATCATCCATATTACACCTCCAAATTCAAAAAAGGAGGAGGCGTTAGCCTCCCCATATTTTTATTTCACTGGTTTTAAATATGGCTTAATTGGTAGAGTAGCAAAATCATAACGAGCTACTTCATTCATATCTTCAAAGTACGCATGTAAGCTGTCAGTAATCATAAGGTTGATGATTTCTCCCTTTGGATTAAATAACAGTACAGGTTTTCCTAGAATATAAGCTGCGCCTAATTCCCAAGCAGTACCAGTGTCATCGTAGTTTTCGCCAATGATACCGAATACCATGTCTGCCCATTTGATATGTTCTAAGTCATTTTTAAATACGAAAGTACGCCATTCAAAAGAACCGAATTCTACTTCAGGTAACTGGTTCTCTCTCGGTGAAAATACAGTGTGTCCTAATGCACGCAATACCTGCTCTGCTTTTTCTACATGTTTTAATTCTTCTTCATTAAAAAATGGTGAAGCTAAATAAATGTTTGCCATAATATTTCCTCCTGATGTATAGGGGCTAACGCCCCATCCTAGTTTGTCTTTTTCTTCGGAACTACCAAGTAAGGTAGCCTCCTGTGTGATACTCATGCTTAGTTGGATGGTAAGCATCCTCCCCGAAGCCTCGTTGCTTATTCACTGCACGAATATGTGTCTGCCATTCTTTACGGTTATCTTTTGTTTCGACACCCCAGAACCATTTCAGTACACAACGCTTACGTGCTTTAAACAAACGCTCTCTCTTTGGATCGAACAAGCGAGTATTCTTAGTTGTACAATAACGACTGCTTTCTTTTTCTGCTTGTTCTTGCTCCCATAATTCGATTTCCTTTTGATTAAACATAATGTCCCTAGGAACAAACAGTAATATTTACGCTCGTCATATCGGCGCAGGCTGTCAATTTCCCAAGTTCATTAGTTTCGATGGTTCCATGTATCCGAAGTACATAAGTACTATCCTTTCTTACTTATTTCTTTAAAAATAGAAACAGTTGTTAACCCTGTATCTGCTAGAATTTTATTAACAGCAAATCTAACACCTTTAATATGATCACCGTTAAAACCATGATAAGGGGCATCATCCATAGATCGATCCAAGTGATAAATATTTTCCTTCAACTTATCCAGTGTTTCCTTCTCCCCCATTTAATGTTCACACCTTTCTGCTTTTCCAAGGATACTTGAGTTAAACACCAACAGCCGACAATCTTGTACCGGCTCTGTACGAAACCTGTATCTTTTCTGCATTTCTTGCGCGCTCTATAGCTAATTTCTTTCTTACCATCTCCTCTTGTTCCAGTGAAACTTTTAATTCAAAACGTTGCTTATCAGTAAGCTTATTCATATTTTCCATTATCCATATAGTTTGTTTGTTGGTTAAGGGGTGGAATAAACTTTTAAAAACATGACAACCATTACATCCTTCTTTTCCAGTCCAAGGGTATGTGCCGAATTTTAAAAACTCCCCTTTGGTTGCCATTTCGTTATAATCCATCGTGTAATTTACTTGGTACTTTTCAATAAGTTTTTTGGCCAGTTCGCCATGTTTTCCGTAATCACATTCATAAAAAATACCATCCGGTGCTAAATATCCAGATAAACCATAATTCATTTCTCTCATCGGCTCAGTCCCTCTTGTTCTGTTAATTTATAAATTTTCTCCATCAATTCACGAACGCATGTTCTTATTATATTAAAAATAATGGGAAAATCAACCTTTGTATGATATATTTTACCAACGAAACAAGGAATTATGAATTATATTAATCTATAAATTAATAAATCTACAGATTTCTTCTCTAGATAACCGCAATGTGTTCCCAAAAGGGGATACTCCGATAAAAATTGGCTTTCCTAATTCTTTGTGAAATTCGATTTTCTTCACAGTGCCAACCCTTTTGATTCCACAATGAGTGAAGTACTCAAACCCTTTACCTATGTATTTCATGGTTTCATCTCCAAATCAAGAACTCATTAACTTAACAAGTTTATCGAATTCTTTTTGAGCCATATTGTGAGGCATAAAATGTTCAAGAACATCTGAAAACGGCTTTAAGTAGTTGTCTAAAATATCTTCACCTTCTGCTCTCGATCTGATCGTACCGGTAGTGTTGTTCAAGTAATCCTCTCGTGTCATATTCCAGTGAGTCGGACAATCAACCACGCCTGAGAACCTGCAATACAGACCGTTGGGTTGCATTGATATAAAAGCGCCCATTATACACCCTCCTTATTCAGTATCTTCAATAGTTCCGCAACTGATAAATCACGCAACATCACATTAGATAAAGGCATCTCTCTTTTTCTTGATATTCCATAGTACTTATCACCCATTCTAAAATCCGAATCTTTTTCAGATAATGATTTTTCTAATGTCGATTCATCTTCTGTTAATACGATTGCTGAAGTTGAACAACCTGGCGTACTATAGAACACTTTGAATGCTTTCATTCTGACACGCCTCTCCTTCTTCTGTACAATCAGCGAACATTACTGTATTGAATTTCTTAAGTGGATACTCTACAAATTCAACTTCTGAGCTACTTCTACCCACATATATCTCTTTTACCGTTAGGACTTGTCCTTCTTTAAAAAGCTTTCTTGCTTGTTCTAATTCCATTGCGTATCCGTTTCTATTAAGGAAATACACTTTTCTTCCTTTTGGAGAAACCTCTTTTCCGTATCTTTTTCCGAGGCTATACATATCTATTCCACCTAGTAGGCTCATCGATTTCGCATACTTAAACATCCTTACTCCTCCTTATGGTTTTTCTTTATTTAGTTCTTTTTCGCACTCTTCTTTGGTTTTAAAGAAACCACCAAGATGTGCTTGCACATTACTAGAAGCCCTATATGACGTAGGTTCTATATACATCTTCACACTAAGTTGTTTCCCTTGTGCCCATGTATGGATATCTATTTCTTTAACTAATCCTTTTTCTGCGCTTTTTATTAGTTTGCTCCTACACCCAAAACCGTTACACTCCGGACACTTTACTTTTCTTTCCTCGCCCTGGATTTCTACAACAAGTTTTTTATCGCCTGAGCAAACCGTACATGTTTCTGAGTTGTATTGACTTCTAACAAACCAAGCTTCATCACCTAGCTTAAAGCCTCCAAGCATCTCTCTTTTTGCTTGGCCCGCACCTTCTTTTTTGAAAGTATTTTCAGCACCCTTTAATTCCATTTGTAATTTGTGCATCTGGTTTCTTAAGTCACTAATTGTTTTTTGTGAACTAGCATCTCGTTCTTTTGCTTGTTCATAATCCTTAACTTTTTCTGATACACGCTTCTCAACTTCTTGATTTAACAGTTCGTTAATAGCTGTATTGAATTGAAAGTTTGGATCCATCTCGAAATAATTTTCTTCAAATTCCTGATGTGGCATATATGGCATGATCATTTTCCTTTCTACTTGATGGTTATTCCCACCAGAATCGTTTCGTAAGTCGTTCCCAACCTTGTTTTTGCGAATCCTTGATGTAATCTTCTTCAAATAATTTAACAACTTCCATCTGAGCAGACCTGTAAGCTGTACACCATTCTTCCTTAAAGACTTCAGCAATCGCTGTTTTGTTATGTTCTAAAATAGCTGCTTCGATCTCTTCTTCTGTTCCAGTGTACCCGTAATGCATTTCTAGCCATTGCTCAAAAGTTAAGTCTTTTGATAATGTAGTAGTACTCATTTTTGCCACTCCTTTTATGTTTTTTTACCCGTTCGGTAATCTAATAGCTCTTTGCAGATTTCTTTTAGTGTAGCTTTGTTGATAATAACTGCTCCGCCACCATTCCAATCCAAGCATTGTCGTGGTAGTTTCTTAAGTTGCTCATCTGTTAATTTCATTTATCTCACCTTTTCAGTAATTTTATTTAGTACAAAAGTCTTACATGTAAAGAAAGAAGAAGCGCCACAAACATAGGCACTTCTCCCTCTCTTGTCAAATGGAATTTCCTGCAACGATAATAGGTTTTAATTCTTTAAGACGTAAGCGGTTTGTCCCACTTGCAGTGATATACACCTCTGTCTCTACACGAATTGCGTTCTTATTAGAATCAACATAGATTCGTGCTGGCTTCTCTTCAAAATATCCTTTAGAGAATGCAGTAGAATATGGCTTGTAGTCTTTCTTCAAAACCTTCTTTTCATGCAATAGCTGAAGCAATGATGGAATAGGATTATCTCTCATTTCTTCGGCTAATCCATCCCCATAGACAGCTACTAGGTCTTCTAAGAAACCTTTTAACGTTGTTCGATTCTGTCTATAGATGCAGCGAATATAACGCTTAGAGTCATGGCCAGCTTCCACTAACACAACATCTTTCTCTAGTCGCACCTTTAACAAGTTCTCTACTTTTTTAATCAGTAACTCCCGTTCTTGTCCTTTTAGTTCAATCTCTTCGGAGTTCTTAGTAAGACGTTCTGCTTTTTCTTCTTTCTCTTCCTTATGCTTTTGCATTACATTTGACTGCTTTTTCAGTAGTCGCTTCTGTTCTTTAAGAAAATCCGCTGCCATTAAAATATTTGTTCTTACATCATTTGTTGATTCCATTAATAGATTTTTCATTAAATCCGCTCCTTTTATTAAATAGAAAAAGCAGAGGATATCTCCCCTGCTGGTTAGTTATTAAAGATTAAAATGAGAGTCTAAAGAGTCACAAAGATAATCGAATCCTTGTTTTGTGATAAAGACTTGTCCTTTTAATAACTTTAAGATGTTTCGATTTACAAGTTGGCGGTGTGGCATATTACGATTACGTCCTTCTGAACCAATCATACGATTGTCACGCATGTATTGGAACAGTTGGTTACGGCCTAAGCTATAACGTGGAAACATAATACGGGCAAAATCATCAATGGTCATCAGAGCATCTTCAGATAAGAACTCTTTGTATTTCTTGGCATATGGTTGAAGTGCTTTAATTTGATTATCGACCACGCGGATCTCTTCTTCTAGTAGTTCAGTTTGCTCGCCTAAAGTCTCAATTTGAGAATTAAGTTGAGCAAGTTCTGCTTCTTGTTGAATAAGTACTTCGTCTAGTTTACTTAATAAGACAACTGTTTGTTGTTGAAGTGTTAGATTCTGTCTCAGAGTTACGCCAGAAACACGTAACTCTTTCATATGTGCCTTAACAACTTTCTTGCACTCTTTCGCTACAGGTTTACGAGACTGTAATAATACTTCATACATACCTTGTTCTGTAAGCATCCAAGATTCTTGAGCGCCACTTTGCGTCGGAACAATTTTCCGAACCTTTTCATCTTCATCTACATTTCTTAACATCTTATTAATTGATGAAACATCATACTCAATCCATTGAGCTACATCTTTAGCTAAGAACAATGGCTCCTCAAATGTTCCATAGATAGAAAAGGAACGTCCTTCAAAAACCATCTCAGAGATAGGCACTAAAACCTCAACACTTACTACTTCGTTTGTCATGTATTTTCCTCCAAATAAAAAAAGCGCCGCAAATAAATGCGACACTCTTGTTAAGTATAGTTTATTTAGAGTGGAGTACATATCAAGGAGAATGGAGCTAAGACTCCTTATAACAAGACTCAGTAATACAGTGCTGGGACTTTTAAAGAGAATCACTTGATAACCAAGACTTCTCTCCCTAATAAGTACCCCTACTCTCCAAAAAATTTTCTGATGGCGCGAATCTCGCCTCCAACAGTATGTCGTTAATAACAAATCCTATATTGAATTTGTCTTCTTCTAAATCTAAATAGATGGGTTTAGCTTCTAACTCTTTTTTAATATACAGTTCATCCATATCTTCAATATTATCCTCTAAGAGTAAGTGCTTCCTATCTTTTTTAGGTTCTAAAATAGCTATACCTATAGACGGAAAATATAAAAGGATATCGATAGACCCCACTTTAACGTTCTCTTCAAACATCAAGTGTAAAAAAGAATTCTTAATAATTTCTATTGCCTCTTGCTTATTCATTATTAACTCCCTTCACAAGCAATCCTACCTACCTTTATACCATATTTACGAAAAAGCTAAAAGACACCTTTTTCTTACAGTTATTAAGTTAAGCTAACCCATCTGTAAATATTCGAGATAATTCTTTACAAGTAAAGTTCTAATGGTTCAAATACTTACAGACAAGTTAGTTCAAGGAGGAATTAATGTGCTTAAATTTATTAACAATCAAGGTAAAAAAGTCATGGAGATGACAGATAACGGCGATGTAACTATCTTAAATGAAGAACTTAAAAAGTCTTTCTCTGAAAACTCTCTACAAGAAACTAAGAAAGAGGAGAAAGAAAATGAATAAACCAACTGAACAAAAAGAAGTGTTAGGTATTTTCATTACTAAAAATGAAGTAGCTAACTTAAATATGGAACACATTCATGTAAGTGATTTCGCTATCCAAACAATCTTAAAAACAATTCGCCTTACTCCTGAAGTTCAGGCAGAGGTTATTGATAAGATGGTTGAACGTACTCCAGGTTACTTCCAACTGACTCCGGAAGAACAAGTAAATAAAATCAAAACAACTCTAACTATCGAAACAGTTGTTGAATACCTTCGTCTACATGAGTATATCCGTGAAGGTATTGACATGATTGAAGTTGGTATCGACCAAGAAGGTTCTGTTATTGTTTCTGCTTTTTATGTGGGACAAGATGAAACACTTGATAAGGTCTTCCGAAAAGAGTTAACTCCAGAAGAAATTGACCAGTTAGAAAAAGAAGTAAATATCTTAGATGGTCAGGTAAACATCTATGAAGAAGCTAAAAAGCGTTTAGATCAAATGAAAGCAGACAACGTTATCCCTTTTCAAAATCGTGCAGCTAGACGCCAAGCGAAAGCGAGGTTATCACACAAATGATTGAACAAGTAAAAGAGAATCTAGTATACGTAGTTGAAGAAGAAGAGGAAGAAACTATTACAGTTGACCTCGAAAATAAAACTATCTATCAAAAAGAAGAAGGACTTATTGTAAGTTCAGACGGTATCATTGACCCGAACATCTACAAGATGCCAAAAACATTTGATGAATTTGATGGAGATATGAGAACTATTGAGATAACTCCCCCAAAACCAACCTTCCAAAATGAACTTCAAGATTTACTACTAAATACAGTAACTTCAAAAGCGGTCGCTTCCCTACTATCAAAACATTCAGCTCTCGATACAGAGCTTGATATTTTAATGGAAAACAAACGAATGGGGCAACTTGGCTCTATTCTAGATAAAGAAATTGACGACATGATGACTAAGCGCCGTATGGAATTACGTTCTTGTTTCATAGGAGAACAAGTTCGCTATGAAAAGGTTCCAGACTGGGCAAAGAGTTATGTAAAAGAATACATCAAAAACATGATTCATGGTTTATCAATTTTAGTAGAAGACGGGGAATAATTTTCTAGGTTATTCCCCTAGATTCTGTTACAATATAGGAGAGGATACATATGTACTACTTAGGATTAGACCCCTCAACTAAATGCACAGGATACTGTGTAATGGACGAAAAACATGATATTATCGAAGCTGGCAAAATCGATATACCTTCTAAGGGTGATGAAGGAGATAAAATCATTTATCAAATCGAACGTATTGAAGCCCTTTTCGAAAAATATGATATTACTAAAATCCTTTGTGAAGATCAATTTAGCAAATTAAACATCGATACATTAAAGAAATTAACACGAGTATCGGGCACAATTCTTTATCTTGCAAAGAAACACAAGCTAGAGATTGAACTTATCTACCCTACTAGCTGGCGTAAAATCTTCCACGGCTCAGGTAAAGCCAAGAAAGAAGATACCTTCCATAAGGTTGTTGCTCTCTATGAATTTGAGAATCTAGAATTCAAAAAAGACAACGATTTAACAGATGCTATCGGCATTGCCTGGGCATGTGTAGACTTACATAAAGAAGGTGTAGCTGCTTGAAAATCTACCGTGGCAATATAGGTGTGGACTTGTCTCTTGAAGAGTTTTCTCAAATCATAGAAGATGAAGATAAAATTGATGACCTACTCAACATCATTTACGAATTGGAGATGGATGAAGTCATGAATTACAATAAAGAAGACATCTTAGCTTTTGAAGCAAACCTTTTTCAAGAGGTTGCAGAATATCAACGTAAACAAAATGCAAATGACGACACTGTAAAAATGGAACGTATCCTAGCCCACTTAGAAAAGTATGGACGATAAAACTCAACAATATGAACACATTGAGTCTTTAGTGTTCGAATATCAAGCAGGTTCCGAGAAGGCTGGGTTAGAAATAATCCAGTCTTTTGGTTATGATCCGGAAACAAAAGAACTATCTAAGTACCTCAACAAATACTTTGCCCTCTTACGCTTTGGCGTGATTAAATTTAACGACAGAGATACAAGGCAATTCCTCAGACAGTTTACCTCAGACGAAACCCTGCATAAGGCTCTTATCCCTAACTATCAATATGCTCATACGAAAAAAGCTACACGGAAGCTTGTTCAAATGATTAATTATCGAATGAGACATATTACAGATGAAGATTTAATAAACGATCTTTGCTTACTCTTATTAACTCAGGCTAGGAAGTATAAGAAGCAAGGAAAGAAAAAGAACTTTTGTGGATACCTATTCAATAGTTATCGCTACAAAGTTTATGCTCATTACAAATATCTCTTCAAAGACCAACTCTATTCACACCGTATAGAGATGCTAGAGGATTATAGAGATGAGAACAGTGAGATTCTGATAGAAGAAACTCTCCGCTCTGACCTTTACTTTCAAAATGAAAAAGAGAAAATAGGACTCAATTGGATACTAGGTAAAACAGCTGACTTCCCCTTTAACCAATTAAATAATTTTGAAAGAACTCTAATCTCCCTTTACGACTATAAAGGAATGACCTATGAAGAAGTTGGTGCTCAAATGGGATATCACCGTGATACTATTTGGAATAAGCGTAAACAAATTAAGAAAAAATTAGAAGAAATAATGAAGAATCCTCCCTGTGATTAACAAGGAGGATCTTTTTTATTGTAATACAGGAACCTTATTTAGTTGAGCTTCCAACTCTACAATTCGAGCATTTAAAGCATTCACTTCTTTATAATGCTCTAATATCTCCATAAGATGTGGTTTGATAGCTGTCTTAGCAGATAGGAAATAAGCAGAGTATCTTGGATAACGCTTCATAGCTTCCTTAAAGAATGGGAAGAAGTACTTCTCAGTCTCGATTGCTTGTCTTACTTTCTTTTCTGGTGTAGCATCACGTAATGTACTGAAATTGTGTTTTCTATCAGAAGCTTTAAGTAAACATGCCCCTGGATCTCTTAGCATTGGTTCAAGATACAATACCTTAAGGATCTCACCTTCTTTATAGTTTACAGACTTTTCTTTCGTAACAAGGTCAACCATTTTGGCTACTCTTTTGTTGAATTTGTCTTCAATCATTCTTAAAGTGATTCCCTCAACATCTTCAACAATATCATGAAGCAGAGCTGCTGTTAAGATATCCTCATCTCTTATACCATGATTAAATAGGTCCTGAGCTACATCTACACAATGGTTGTAATAGTTAGAACCATCATGACGAGCAAATCCTTTTGTAGCACACATCTCTTCCTTAACCATATCTAACGCGCGAAGAGTCATCTCCTGTCCCGCATCTGCCATACGTTGTTCAAATAACCTTACTCTGCTTTCACTCATATATATTCCTCCCTAATTTTATGCTGTAATAGAAACTACATTAAATCCTAAGTCCTTTGCTTTTTGCTCATCGAACTTTTCATCTAAATGCATACAGAAGACTTTATGTCTTGCCTCTTGTTTGATCGACTCATCTAATTTCCTTAAGGATAGATGAACATTCTTCTCGTAGTCTGCTATGCATGTGTCTTGATAAAAGTAGTCAAGCTCACCATACTCTAACATGTGTAAAATACTCATTGGGATATCATTAGAATCTCCACTATAGTAAATCGTATTATTGCGACCATCAATACAGATTTTAATAATATATCCGAAGCAAGGTAATTCATCTACATGGTTAACACAAATAGGTTTGAAGTTTAATATAAAATCATCATGATGACATCCTACACTTCCCCAGAACTGTACTAGTTCATATGTATTTCTTTCTACACCCATCGTTTTTAAGTGTTCAGCAATCTTTAAATCGTATGGAGCATACACGGTTATACTTGGTTCCATTAACTTTCCCATTGAATAATACCCATAGAAAATTAAATCGCCTAGTGAACCTACATGGTCAGGATGTAAATGAGTGAGTAGTACAGTTACTTGCTTCACTTCATCTAGTAATTTAGATTCAATTAAGCGGCCGAATGTTGAACTACCGCAATCAATTAAAAACAAATGATCATCCTTTTTAATATAAGCGCAGTTGTTTCCTTCTTTTGTGTTAAATGCACTACCTCTTCCAATAAAATTAAGCATTTGTTCTCCTTTTTAGAAAAAGCCCCCGTGTTAGGAGGCTTCTTTTTCATCTTTGAAATATAGTTCTAACCATTCTTCTTCAGAGATTGGTACATGACATAAATTACGGAAATCACAATAGCGACACATAATGTCTAATGCATTCCCTTCTTTCTCAGGTAACTCTCGACGATCTACATAATCAAGAATTTCTTTTATGTCCGCTTTAACTTGTTCAACCAACTCTTCATTGTAATAGACATGGAAAGACTTAGATTCTTGTGTATCTTTGTTCTCGTAATACACCATACCTCTTCTAATACCAGTTAGATAGAAATACAATTGCAACTGCATTTCATGTTTCTTGTCTGGCTTAGATTTCGGTAACTTAGCATAGTTCTTATTCTTAATTGACTTGAATTCGACAATAAGGATATGATTAGCTGGACCACGATAGACTTCTTTGTCTACCATCTTCGTCTTTTCTACGCCTTCTCTATCTTTATATTTCTCTGCAACTTTAGCTGTTAAGACGATATCATCTGCATCCTCTTCGTCATCTGACTTTAGATAGTTCCAGATGATAGCATCTGAACGCCCACTTATGCGTAATTCTTCATCTTTTAATGAGAGTTCGGGAGCAATCAGGATTCCCATCTTTTCAAAGATATCTTCCATTCGATTATGAAAACTTGTTCCATTCTCCATAATTAAAAGGTTTTGTCCTGGTATCGGTTTAGTTGGATAACCCAACATCTGATAAACCACAGCACGTTTACACCTTCCAATTGAAGACGGATAGAACTTACCTAATCGTCCTTGGTCGATACGCTTTTGTTGATTGGCAGCATTCTCTGTAGTGAGAAACTGATGGACCATATCTATGATGTCTAAATCCCCATATCGCTCTTTAATTTGTTTTATTTTTGACACTTCAACTTCTAGTTGAGCTGTTGACACTTTATCACCTCTTTTGAAAGGAGTTTTACAATGGAAAAAAAATATGAATTTATGGACACCGACAATATTTACGGACAACGTAAAGATGATGAAAAGAACTGGGAAGAGTTTGGTGAACTCGCCCAAGAGACCTTTAAGAACTGGACAAAATACAACGATGGAACTTCCGGTGTAAAAGCTAAGACATGGCAAGATGCTGGTCGTGGCTGTGTAAGATGTGGTGGTTCCCTAATGGTCTTTGAAGAAGGTGAAAACGGAAATGTTCTTTTAGAATGTAAGAGTTGTGGTTATCATCAGTGGAATGCTGACATAGCACCATACAGTCAAAAAGAACTGAAGCAAATGAACAAGGAAGCTAAACAAGCTGGTGCCACTGGTGCTCGCCATCTTCCCGATGAATTATACAGAACTATACCAGACTCTCTTATTATGCAATATGTAGAAATGAGAGAGAAAAGAGCGCAGGGGTATTAAACCCCTGCTTTTTCTTTTTTTGTATAACCAATCTTTTCTAATGCTTCGCCAACTAATGCAAGTACAGACTCTTTATCTTCTTCGTTGTTTGCAAAATCCAAATTATCTACATTGATTAAGATTTTTGGAGAATGATCATAGTCTTGGTACCATACGTCATACTTGTCATTTAGTCGTTCCCAATAAGCCATTTCTACTTCGCTTTCAATACCGCGACCACGATTATCAATTCGCTGCTTTGCAACTTCAGCACTACATTGTAGGTAGATTAATAGCTCAGGTGGTTGAGAATGCTCTAGGATTTGATCTAGTAACTTTTTATATGTACGATACTCTTCCCATGTCATACCTTCTCCGCCATCCTCAAGATCTTCAGCTAACATACTTGCAAAGATGTTGTCGCCGAAAATTGAGCGATCTAAAATCCCATGACCTTCTTCATGAACTTTCTTAATCATTTCCCATCGTTCGTTTGCAAAGAAAATTTGTGTTGTAAATGCCCAGCGAGTTTTCTTCGCATAGAATCGATTTAGTAATCGTTCTGCATCAGGATTTCCTAGTTCTTCAAAAATAGGAATGTTAAATCTTTCACTTATTAATTGCGCTAGAGTTGTTTTGCCAGCCCCAACGACTCCATCTACCAATAGAATGGTCATCGCCCCATCTCTCTTTTCTTAGTTGTTCTTTTTCTTTTTGATATAGAAAAAATATAGTATGGCCAAAGAACAAAACCAAAAAGAAATGTTAGGAGTTGATACTTACCTTCATTTGCTTTAAATATTTTGTACTCGGCCAGTAATTCTCCTTTTTCTACGTGTAAATTTTGCAGCTGCGCATAATACTCAGCTCCTTGAGGAGTTAACTCATACATAGATACCATCTCGCGCAAGAACGCTTCCTTGTCCCCTGCTTGTCTTATCATGGTATAAATACTAATCATATGTTGAAAGCCATAAACAATTCCGGCAACAACATAAAAGGATATAAGCAATACAATCCACATACCTATCTATACCCCTTTTCTTTGCAATATTCGATAAGGGCAGCTTCATCGCCCATTACAAACATTTCAACGTTGTCTTCAGTTTCTGTATGGATCTCAACCTTATAAACAAACACAACTTGAAAAGGGTTGTCTTCATTCATCCATGCTCCAACAGACACAGCAACAAAAGTTCCTGGGACGTCGTAAGCATCGATAAACTCATCTACCATTGCATTATTGATTTCATGTCCAAATAAATCCGCTAACATTTCCTGCGCCATTGGAATACCATGATTTAGTTTTTCGTTCCAACTATCAAGAATACGAAGTAGTCCTCCATAATTCTTATTCATGTAGTTGAACATTTTCTTTCGTAAGTGAAACTCAGAAATCAATACACCACCTCCAATACTCGGTCAGACTGTTCTTTCTCGTAATGTTTAATCTCTTCATCAGAGATGCATTCGATTTCAACTTTAGTAGTTCGGTAACCGTATCCTGGCACATCTTTTATTACGGCATACACTTCATACACCCCGTTACCCAATCCTGGGATAAACGAAACCATTTCATGTAACCTTTCTTGAGAACCAAATAAAAATATACGTCCCATCTCTACTTTTACAGCACCTAAACATATTCGCCCAGGTGTTAAGTCTTCTTCTTTAATATCGAAAGAGTAATTCAATGAGGTTACTCCCCTTTCATTCTCAGAATGTATCCATTTTATTTTTACTTTGCAACATAAAAATAAAAAAGACTCAGGATTATTCTCCTAAGTCTTCTACTCTTATAGCTTTTGGAAATCTTAATGTGAAAGATGTTTTATCATCCGTTGTACTTTGAGCAGTTATTTTACCTTTATATATGTTCATTACTTCTCTTGCGATGGTTAATCCTAATCCAGAGCCTTGTTTAGTATAATCTAAATTTTTACCACGATAATATCTATCGAAAAGGAAAGGAATTTCTTTTGGATCAAGAACAATACCTTTGTTAGTAACCGAAATACAAACCGTATTATCATTAGTTTTAGAAATTACGTTTATCTCAACATGATTTGAATCAACAGAATACTTAACTGCATTGTCGAGGATTGGGTTCATCATTAGGAAGAAATGATTTCGATCTACAAATATCTCGACACCATCTGCATCGTAAGAAATATCAAAAACAAAGTCTGGGTATGATTCCGCTTTAAATCGCAATAAGTAATTGATCAAGTCTTTTGCGTTATAGTAATTTGCACTATCAATATTTGATATTTGTTTTAAGCGAGCTAGTTCTAAGATTGTTGACATAATTGATGTAACCCTAGCAATATTGTCTTCTATAGCAAGTAATTTTTCATCAACTAAATCTTTATCCTCTTTACCATAAAACTTAATCATATCCACAGACTGTTTTATTGCAGTTAGGTATGTTTTTACTTCATGTGATACATCTTGCATAGAGTTTAGATTGTTCTGTACAAGCTCATTCATTCTATCTAGAACAGCATTGAAACGATTAACAACCTTAGATATTTCTTCCCCATACAAAGGATCTTCAATTTTCATTTGATAATTATTATCTACCACACCATCAAAACTTGTATCAATTGCCTTTTGTAATGGTCTAAATATAAATTTCAAACCCGCCAAAGCTGATATAACTAAAAAGAAAAGAAACCAAATAAACATATACAAAGCGCTCTCTAAACCGGCCATCATTTGCATTTTTAAATTCGTCGTTATATCTCTTTTTATAGTTACCATATCAAAATGATTTTCATGCTTGAAATAGTACGAAACGACACCGTATGCCTTGTTTTGTTCGTCAAAATAAAAATTGTATTCTGCATTGTCTGCAGAAGAGTCTAATGTTTTCATATGTGTTTTAATAGAATCAAAAAAAGTTGGAACAAATAAAGTTAAGAGTTGAGATCCAAACACATCAAAAGCATCATTTTGTTCAGCAGGAGAGAAGTAATTATATTCTCCAATCCCTGCTTGACCAATTTTAACTTTTATCGATTCACCGGGGTAACTCAAATACTCAAAAAAACCGTCATCAATCTGCTGCTTTCCTCCACCATCTTGTATCGATTCTAACTTTTGTTGTATTTTTTCTACCCTGGCAAACATTGCCTCATATTCTCTTTGAGTTGTTAGTTGTAATTCATTGTACATAGAAAATAAATTAACTGGTACTGCTGAAATAAAAATCAATGCGATAGTAAACAGAACCACTTGAACACGTAATTTGTCACGCTTTACAAAATTTCTGAGGAATTTCCTAATCTTGCTTCTCATTAGGCATCCCCCTCTCCTGATACAATAGGTATAACCAATGTAAATACAGTTCTTCCATCTGTATTACTTTCTACATTTATTTTACCATTGTATATATCCATCACTTTTTTAGATATGGTCAAACCTAGTCCAGATCCTTTTATTGAGTTATCAAGATTTTTTCCTCTGTAATACCTATTAAATAAAAATGGAATTTCTTCTTCTTTAATTTGATGTCCCCAACTAATTACATCTATGTATAAACAGCTTGGACATCCGACATCCTTAATATGAACAATAACTTCATTGCTATGCACTGAATACCTAACTGCATTCTCAATAATAGGATTTAAAGCTAATAAGAAATGTTGCTTGTTGATTCTTATGATAGGTTGTTCTACGTCACATTCACTGATAAAATCAAATTCCGGAAAAATCTTTCTCGTATAATCAAGATATTCATCAATTAACTTTTTTACGTTTTCTGTTTCTGTAGAAGAGAACTGAGTTCCTCGGTCTAACTTTGCCAAGTCAAGAATTATAGACATAACTTTTGTAATTTGCTCAATATTGTCATCTATTGATTTCAGTTTTTTCTCCACAGTTTGCTTATCATCTGTTCCAAAGAATCTTAGTATATCAACAGACTGCTTGATTGAGGTCAATTTATTGTTTACCTCATGAGAAACATCCTGCATTGATTCTATATTAACTTCAATAATTTTTTGCATTCGCTCCAAAATGTCGTTTATCTTATGTTTAACACCACGAATTTCTTTTCCATACACACCCGTAATTTTTATCCTAGTTTTGTAATCTGTTTCTTCTAGCTCAGAAAACGTCTTATCAAGAGCATTTCCAAGTAGACGAAACACCAAGCCAAGACCAAAATAGGAAAATATACTTGAACAGATAACAATATATAGTAAACTCAGACAAAATAATTGCTGATATTTTTCTACAGGTTTCACAACAGTTGGTGTAATGTTTCTTTTCACCAAAATTGTATCCGTGTGATTTATATGTTTAAAGGAATATTTATAATTCATGTAATGAAGTCCGCTTGTTTCGTCTTTATGAATTGATATATTTCCTACTTTTTTTATTTCATCTTTATATCTTCCAGCTAAAAATTCAATTAGAGAAGATGCGATTTTAGCATTTGTATCATTCACTAAATCCTCTTCCTCATTTTGTTTACTATAAAAAACACGCTTGGTACGATCATCTGTAGATGAAACTGTTATTTCTTCACCTTTAGCTACAACGCCGTCGAAAAATCCCGGAGGTACCTTACTGATTCCTCCGGATTCCCATACTTCATTTTCAATTTGAACAGCCCGATACTTCATACGATTATAAACTTCTTCCCCATCGTTTAAAATATCAAAAACGAGGAACCACAGTAAAATAGGCATTGTAAAAAAAGTGACAGCAGCTACTGCCATTACCGTCAATTTTGTACGCAACCTATTTTCTTTTGTTCTTCTAAGAATTAAAGACTTCAAGGACATAACCTTTACCTCGAACTGTTTTAATTATGTCAATGCCGATTGAGTTTCTCAATCTTCGAATATTTACTTCTAAGGTGTTTGTTTCTTGTAATTCTGAAGGATCATACCCCCAAATGTTTTTATACAATTCTTCCTTAGAAATAATCTTCCCTTTATGAGTGATAAAGTAGTGCAGCAGCTCAAAAAGTTGATTTGTTAAATGAACTTGTTTACCATCAACAGTTACCTTATGCGTTAATAAATTGATTTCAATATTTCCGCATTGTGTAACTCCCCCATTTGATGATTCCTTACTACTGGTTCTTCGTAAGACTGTTCGAATTCTTGCTAGTAAAACCGTTAGATCATATGGCTTAGTAATATAATCCTCTGCTCCCATATCTAACCCCTGCATAATATCCAGTGGTTCATTTCGTGACGTGAGAAGTAGATAAGGTACGGTCTTATTTTTATTCACTAACCTTGCAACCTCAAGACCATTTGAAATACGAGAATCTAATCCTGCTGCTGTTTGTTTTAACATAACATCTAATATCATCAAGTGATAGTTATTGGACAATGCCGCATTAACAGCTTCAACACCAGTAGTAAACCAATCTACATGGTAATTTTCGCTTTTTAGAATCATTTCAAGTGTGCTACCGATTTCATATTCATCTTCAAGTAATAATATTTTATACAAATTTATTACCTCCTACAGGATTTTTGTGTGCAACGTATTTTAGCGTAACATGAAAAATCCTGCAAGAAGAAAGAACTTAAATGGTAGTTGGATTTAATTTTCCATAAATTTTCTTTTTGTATGTAATGCAATCAATATCTGTAAAATATACTTCCTTATCATAACGTCCAACCTTGTATGTGCTATCCCAATGCCTTACGCTGTTTTCAACTTTTATAGTTGTACCATCTTTTTTAGTAATATTTACAGTAACTGCATTTGACAAATCCTCTTTTAGAATACGGAATAATTCTATGTTGCGCTTAATTTCTTCGCTTTTGTCATATTCGTTAAATTTCTGTTCAACAAACTCAAGAACCTCTGCATATTTGTCTATATTTATATTCTGCAAACCGTCTTTTATAATATCTTCTCCGCGAATATATTTAATCATGTATTTAAGTTTGCCCTCATTTGTAAATGCTTTAGTAAATGTTGTGTTTCTACAAATGAAATCAATAGGTTTCTTTCCATTCACATACCAATCCAGAACAGAGCTTTCATACTCATAACCTTTGTCTGGTTCGACACCTAGCATTCTTTTCATAGCAACTGCTTCTTTTAAACCTTGTTGAAGATGTTCCTCCATCTCCTCGTCTAATTCTTCTGCTGTATATATTTTCATATTATCAACCAACGGCCTAATTTCTTTTGAGCGATAATCAGAAACAAATATAATAGCATCCTTATCTATCAGGTAAACACCATCAACTTCTAAATAATTATTAAATCTGCCAAAGCTCTTAGCTGTGTAAACATCCTTATTGTATCTGATAACAATAAAAGGAATTGCTTTAGCATCTTTTACAGCAAGCTTTAGGATTGCTACTTCCTCTAACCTATCGGATGAGTATGTTGACGTAACCTGACATTCCCATACAGACTCTTTATCTTTTGTAATGAAGTCCCTGAAATTTTGTTCAGTAAATATAGGATACAATGATTTCTCTCTTAATGCCTTACTCATTTTTTTCCACCTCTCCCATTATTTTTATAAAACAAAAAAAAGAGAGGGTGTTAACCCTCTCCTTGTCTTATTAAGCAGCTTTTGCAATTGGTTTCTTTTTAATAGAAGCAATTAATCCATTCATCATGCTTCGCTCAGATTGGTTGCGTTCAATAACAGCTACACCAAGCTTACGTTTTTCTTCTAATGTTTCTTGGATTTTTTCATCAATCGTTCCCATTGTTACCAAGCTAATAATATCAACTACGTTGTGTGTAGAACCAATACGGTGTACACGCCCCGCCCGTTGTTCAAATGTGGCTGGATTCCACGGAGAATCATAATTAATAAGTGTATTAGCAAATTGGATATTCAAACCGTAGTTCCCTGCATCTGTTAGTACAAAGAATTTATACTCAGGATCTGCCTTGAACGTTTCTAACTGCTCTTGTCGTTGAGCAGAAGACATTGATCCATTTAGTAACGCTACCTTACCTAGTGTACTCAGCTCTTCATCTATAAGGGTTTGCATTTTAGCAAATTGAGTAAAGATAACAATTTTATTTATGCCTGCTTCTATACGCTCTTTGCATATATCCACTAGCTCTGTCAGTTTCGGAGATTTAACGTTTTCCGGAATATGTTCTAGGTAATGCTTAGACATACCACTTTGCCCCATCTGGAGCAAAGCAGGGTGGTCTGATGAAGCAACCATCATGTACAAGTATCCTAGCACTTGATCTTCCTTCTTACGCTTCTCTTCAACCCAATTGCCTTCTTGGTCATATTGACCATTTACTTGTTGGGAAGACAACTCTTCTAATAGAGTTAGGAAATCTTCCTGAATCTTGTTGTATAGATTGGCTTGAGCATTATTCATTTCAACATCTCGACGATGGAAAATCATTGGCGGTAAGTCTTGTGCAACGTCTTTCTTTAATCGACGTAACATGTAAGGAGAAATAGAACGACGAAGTTCACCCAGTCGCTTGTTCCCAATTGGAACAAAACGTCTACCAAACTTAGAAGCATACACAATGTATTTCTTTCTGAATTCGGTAACCTTACCTAGTAGTCCCGGCTGCACCCATTCAACTAAAGCATATAGTTCTTCTACGTTGTTTTGAAGTGGTGTGCCAGTACTTGCGAATCGATATGTAGAAGGTAATGCATTAACAGCTTTATAGGTGATAGAACCCCTATTTTTTAATCGATGGGCTTCATCGGCAATAATTACATCATAATGAAATTCCTTCATCATATCACTCATGCTTCTGACTAATTCATAATTGACGATACCAAATAAGTAATCACCATTAATGAATTTAAGGAAAGCTTTATTTTTCTCTTTTGTATTTTTACCATCAATAACGATATTAGTATGTCCAAGGAATTTTTCAATTTCTGAAGACCACTGATATTTTAATGAAGACGGACAAATAACGAGAACCTTTTTTACTTTTCTTTGTTTCCATAGCATATGAGCAGCGCCCATCGTTTGCACCGTTTTTCCCAATCCCATGTCATCTCCGATAATACCGCTTTTGACATGAGTTAAGAAGGAAATACCTTGTTGCTGAAACTCATATGGCTGTAATTTAAAGTCCGAAAAATCATCTAGCATCGGGAACTCAGGAAGTAAAACTTCTTGAATCCCCTTAATACTTTCAATAGTTGTGTGCCAAGCGGTTATATCCTCGTAGCGTTCAACAAAGGCGTCTACATGACGTTTTGGAACCATCCACTTATATTCCTGCTCAATATAATATGCACCCGGTAGTGACCTCATGAAATCTGTATATTCGCGGAACATTTGAGTAGATAGTTTCGTTTCAATACGAATGTCTAATTGGTCACCCTGTAAACGGAGTGAAAACAATAGCGGGACCCTCCTATTCGATTGTTAGTTAAGAAACTCTATCTTTATATCTCTTCTTCCGAAGTCATACATTCTGTCAGCATCTGTCATGTAAATGTCTACTATGTTACCTTTGATAGCCCCACCACGATCTTCAACTGTATAAATACCGTTGATAGATGGATAAGATTCACATGTGATTCTTACTTTTGTACCAAATGGAACTGAACGGTCCATAGCGATCATTCCCGGTTGTACTTTCTTACCTGAAGCAGTAAGACCTGTTACTCCTGGTTCGTTTATCATATAAGCAGTACCAACGCCCATAATTGTTTTAGAAACACCAGCATTGTCACTAGTATCCTTAGTAGGAGATGGGGTTGGAGCAGCACTAGGAGTTGGATTGGAAACAGGTTTTACGTTGTCTGACTTTGGCTTATCAGACTTTACTGGCCTGGCAGACTCCTTCGCTTCGCGCACTTGCTTAGCTAATTCTGCATTCTCTGCTTGAAGTTTTTGATTATCTTCTAGAGACTTCTGCTTTTCTTGCTCAATAGCTTCCTTGCTATGTTTTAAATCTTCCAGTTCAACTGAAAGCTGTTCTGTAGCAGATTGAATTTTTTTTCTTCTGCTCTTCTAGCGTTTTGTTGTTTTCATTAGCGACTTTCAATTCTTGGACAGTTTGTTTGTGATTCTTTTCTAAGGCTGTTACTTCTTTGTTTAGTTCTTGAATCTCGTGAAATTGAAATCCTACGCCGCTAGCCACTACGATCGCTGCTGTTGCTTTCAAACAGTTTTGTATTACTTTGCCCTTTGTGATTTTTTGTTTCATGTTGAATCAAATCCTCTCATCGTTGTATTTCTGCTGTAATAGTTGTGAGAAGATTACTAGTTTATTGGTATGGAGAAATAAAAAAAGAGCCCTCTAAAAAAAGATTGGACTCTTTATATGTTGGCTTTCTTATTCTTTTACTTCAGGAAATTCCTTTTTTTCGAACCATTGGTGACGACAAGCACGCTTTAAGCATGTGTACTTAATTCTTGTCTTCCACTCATCTTTATAAGAACGAGGATTTTGGCACTCAGGGCATGTATTCTCGACGTAACGATCTTTGTATGTATTACCCTTGGTCTTATGTCCTCTTGATTGTGCATTGTATGATACGATTTGTTTGTTCTCCATATAAACTACCTCACCTCTACGCAATGTTTACAACAGTTGTTTCTACCTTAAAAACCATTTAAATTACAATATAAAATGTCCAAGTAGAAACATAAGCACTTACACATCGATTTGGCAAGTGCTTATTGTTATCTATTTTTATTTTTTCTTGTTGTAATGCTCTAACAGGTCATAGAGAAGTGATAAACGCTTTTCTTCGAAGACTTGCATGAGTTTGAAGTCCTTCTTTACTGCTTCTACATGGTCGATGTCACCAGCAACTAAATGCTCAATGTCTTCCATAATTGTGACTAGTTCTTTATGGGCAGTACCAAATTTATCTTCAAAATCTTTTGCAAAGAGAATAGGGAATGAAGCATAAATACGGTTAAATTCATTTATCATATGACGATGAATATATAACATGTACTCCTTCATTTTTCGAATCTCTTGTAAGCCAATAGATACGGCTCTTGATTCTTGTTCTCTATTAATAGGAGGTAAAGGCACTCTGCCCACAAATTGCTCCCACTGCTCATCTCCAATAGAAAGAGGAATATAGTTTTCAGCTGCTTTCTCCACTTCTTCATGAGAAAGCGTTTGATTTTCTTCTGCTCCGAATAGAACATCTTCTAATTTTTCTTTAGGTTGATGAACTACAGTATCAGGCTCTTTCTTGTTACCGTCTAATAGCCCACCAAAAGTTTCTTGAAATACATCTGATTTTTTTTCTGATTTTTCATTGTTTGACATTATATTTACTCCCTTGTTATATGAATGAGTTTATTGCAATTTGAACATGTGTAACGGATCTCGTTTTTTTCAGGGAGTTCATTAAAACCTACTACTTTTTCAGCCGAATCTTTTTCATAGTTTGCAAGAACGCAAATCTCTTTTTTCAGATACGCACTACCACATTCGCACCTTGTAAATTCTTCGTGAAATCTCATTTTAAAACCCTTCCTTGCATATCATAGCTGACTGATGTTAATTCTGACATATTCATCAATAATATACCAATTAAAATAGAATTAACGTTCGATGACATTTTATTTATTTACATATAAGTCTGATTATTCACTCATATATAAACAAAAAAAGAAAGCTGCAATCATAAAGATTAGAGCTTTCTTTTTTTGTTACTCCCACCACCAAGAGATACCGCTTGTAATAGCTTCTGCTTGTTGTGTATAAGTAGTATCTGCTTTCACAACTGTCTCCTTAGAATCGTTCGAAATTGTAATGATCGTAGCTAAAGCTACAGCTGTTGAAAGACATACAATTATTTTCTTAAGCATTGGTTTCTACCTCCGTAATTTTTTTGGTATATTTTATTTCTGTCTCTGTCTTTTCTTTTTTTTATCGCAAATACTAGAAGGATTATGAATAATATAGAAGAGCTAATAGCTAAGAATGTTAGATTCAAATCAATACCTCTTACATGCGACATAAAGAATGACGCCGGCAAATAGACTGCCCCAAAAAGAGAAATTGCTATTACGAAATGCTTTTCTCGCTTAAAACGTATTCTTTCAAAATTAAAGTTGAAAGTCCAGTCTTGAGAATAAAGAATGAATGCCATTACACCATAGATAAAACCAGAGGTGATATCCATTGCGTAATTTCTCCAAATATGTGCCTTTAACTCAAGAGGGCTGAAGAATCCAAATGAACAATATATAATTGCAATTTGAATAATCAGCGGAATAATCACACCTCCTGCAACTGTCACTACAAGTGACCAAATTACAGGAACCTTCTCTACAGCTGCTAGATAAAGAAAAGATATAACCATCCCTATAATCGGTACTAGATAACCAAGTCCATCATGCTGCTTATTAAAGTAGATTGAGTAGTTGATCACACTAGTTAAAAATGAAATTACCGAAATTATAGTAATGTGTCGATGGAATCTTAAACGGAATATGGCACACATAATTGCATAGTTACCAATCCCTAAAATAGTCTGAGATAAAACAAACCATCCTAAGTTTGCAGAATTCAAGTACTTCACCCCTAACCCCTTTGAATAAGTATAAGTTCTATTACTTTATTTATTCTGCCATACTCCGCATTAATATACCAATTAACTTTACATAAACGTTCCATGACATCTTTGTCATTTTTCTAAGTATTCTTTTCAATCTGCCTTTTAAGTTTCTCATTTTCTTCTCTTAGGATTCTCATTTGTTGGTACATCTCGATCTCTTGATCAAATGACTTTACTAAATAAATAGAGTCGTCATTCTTGTATCGAAATGGGATCACCCAGTAAGGGCGATTCTCTTGAAAAGCTTCGAGTTCTTGTTTTAAAAGCCAGTCTTTCGGAATACTTATTGATTTTTCTCCTCGTGCGTTGATAGTACCTCGTTCTTTGCATTCCATTAAGTAGTCTTGGGTTTTAATGTCTCCTTTTGCATACCACAAAGCTCCGCTGTTCGCTTGACGTCTTGCGTCTACGATTGGTTTATTCTTCATTGTTGGTGTGGCACCCATTGACGATAATATAATAGAAGGAACTGGTTTTTCTATTGGCTTAGGAGGTTCTTCCTTTACCGGTTCATTAACTTGTATACGAGGCTTTTGAATCTTTGTTTTTTTAGTACCCTGCTTAAACAAATCAGTTTGTTTATTTACTTTATTGAAAGCATCGTTCCACTTTTTCGTTACATCTTTTTCAAAAGCCATGCCCTCTTTCTTCTCACTTTTATAAGTTCGGAAAGCAGCATTACGCTCAGCTTGTTTATTTGCTTCTCTTGCTTCTAGTTTCCGTTCTCTCTCCTCTTTACTGTTCTTGTAAAGACGAACCCCATCACATAAATGACAGAGAGCTGAGTTTTCACACTTGTTATGTGTTTCTTCATTACACTTATGCAACAAGACTCAACTCCTCATCGCAACTAGATGTTTGCTTGAAATTAGAAGCATCTTCATTTAATCCTGTGATAGTAACTACTCTGTGCTTATAACAAACAGCTTGATATCTAGATGTGACTAGAATGTAATGATCTTTAACTTTAGATTTCTTTTTGTATTTCACATCACGAGCAAGATCTCGATTTATTTGCATCACAACACGTTTTTTTAGAAGCTGTTCTTTTCCCTACACGTTGTTTATACCTCCTGACAGCGTGTTCCGTAATCGTCATCGTAAGTTTCTCCTTTCCTTAGTTTTATGATGCTCTACCTAAAGAAGAGAAAGATTCTTGTGAAACCATTAAATCCTTATCTAATTTAAGTAAGCCATTGATTGTTATTAGACGATTTTGCTTGTTAATAAGAACATCTAAAATTCCTTTAATAAACATGTATCGTTCTGTTGATTCTCGCTGCATATCATACAAAGTTAATCCTTCTTGTGTGGTAATTTTTCTTACTTCCATAACAGCGTTACGCTTTCTTTCATCTTCATTTTTTCCAGTCAAACCAACACGTTCAATTTCTTTTACCATTAAATCGATTCTCTCTTTGGATGATTCTAAATCCGAGAATTGAATGCGAAGGGTTGAATAGATACTGTCTATTCTTGAAAGGATGCTAATAGCCATCGCTGGGTTTACATCCGTTGGGATATGAATAGATTGTGTGTTTTGATTTAACTCTCTACGATAAGCTGCCCATTGTTCTGCGGTCATGTCAACAATCGGATTCATGCACTATTCCCCCTTACTTTCTGTTAATAGAGATAATGTGCGCTCCAGGATTTGTTGATGCAATTCTTCGACGGCTAATGTACCATCTAAAATCATTGCATTCCCATCTTCCTCTTCTAACTTCATATAACGAAGATACAGATCACGAGCTCTTGTTAATAATTCTTTATCGCTTTCGTACTTATCGTTTTCGCCATGCTTTCCTTTTCTCTTCATTGATTCTTCTGGTTCAATATCTAAAAAGATTTGGAAGTTAGGCTCTGGCATACGGTCCAGTAAATTAGCTGTAAAATCGATATCAACACCATTTGCTGTACTGTAAACAAGTTGACTTACTAAGTATCGATCTAAGATAAGAACATCTAACTTCTCTGCTAATTCTTCGAACCAATTAAGCTGAGCATACTTATCCGCTGCCATAATACACTCAATCGCAAGTTGCCCTGGGTTATATTCTCCATCAAGAAACTGACGAATCAACCCACCAGTTGGTGTATCATAACGATGAAATTCAGATTGTTCTACATTGTAGCCACGTTCGTACAAAGCTTCGTGTAGTTTATCTGCCTGCGACTTCTTACCTGACTTATCTAAACCTTCAAGTGCTATAATAATCATGCTGCGCTCACCCCACCTGTGCTACCAAATCCACCAGTGCGAAGTTCTGAAGCATAATCATCATCAGCAGTAAGATAAGGAAGGAAAATACCTTGAGCGATACGATCTCCATGATTCACAACAAATGGTTCTGTTCCTTCATTGCGAAGTAGAATTCGAATGTGGTTGCCATAAAAATCAGCATCGATAACGCCAGTTGCATTTTGTAAGGTTAAATCCTTCCCATACGCTAAGCCGCTTCTTACAAATAAAGCTAACCACTCATCTTCTTTCATATAAGCAGTTAAACCTGTATTAATAATAGCCTTTGAGTTCGGTGGAATAACATAATCACCGACTGCAGCAATATCATAACCTGCTGCGTTAAGTGTCTTACGAGTTGGCTTTAAGACCGAAAAGTTTTCGAAGTGCTCTTTAAAATCGTTTAACACTTCAAAGCCTCTAACTTTTTTGTTTTTAAATAGTTTTAAAATATTCATGTTGGATGTTACCTCCTGGAGAATAACGACTTAAGCCGTTTGTATCATGACCGTTTTATAGTTGTCTGGAATCTCTCCCAAGAACGGACTAGGTTTTTGTCTAATCGGTTTCTGGGAACCATACTCATACTTAAAGGCAGAATGAGTTAGGTACAGTCGTTTTCCAGCTCTGGTCATAGCTACATACATTAAGCGTCGCTCTTCTTCCAAGTCTGAGAGTTTTTGCTTAGAACGATAATGTGGAAACACATCATCTTCCAATCCAATCACGAATGTTTCAGGCCATTCTAAACCTTTAGCAGAGTGAACAGATGTTAAAGTAACAAAGTCTTCCTCATCTTCATCTGAATCTCCATCTAAAGTAATTTCAGAAACAAATTGAGCCAAGCTATTTATTTCTTTTTCTTGTGCATCCCAATGACGAGCATAATCACGTAAATGAGTTACGTTTTCGATTCTAGTCTCATCTTCTTCTTTTTCCTTATCAAACTGACCCATAAAATCAGTCTTCTTAATAAGTGTTTGCATAAATTTAGTAGCAGAGAATTCACCAACTAATGCTAATTGACTAAGCTCTTGCATTAACGTCGCAAATTCCTTAATCTTTGCAACTGTCGATTTATTAATCTTTGATAGCGCTGCTACCTCATCAATGTTCTGTAAAGCAACAAAGAATGGGATTCTTCTTTCATGAGCAAATGCATAGATTTTCTCAATCGTTGTTTTACCAATCTTACGACTAGGTACATTGATGACTCTTTCAAGAGCATAATCATCTGTTAAGTTATGACTTGCACGAATATACGAAACAAGATCTTTAATTTCTTTTCTATCATAGAAAGAAGTTGTTCCTACAATCTTGTATGGAATGTTCTCATCACGTAAAGCGAGTTCTAAATGCTTCGATTGGAAGTTCATTCGATAAAGAACAGCAAAGTCTTTCCAATCACATTGAGTCGCCTTTTTCATATTTACAATCATCCGGGCAACAAAATCTGCTTCCCTCGATGCATCATTGAATCGGAACACATGAATGTCATCCCCTACTCCACTTACAGAAAATGCTTCTCTTTCTAATCTCATTTTGTTGTTACCAACAAGAGAGTTAGAAGCGTTAACTATGTTTTGAGTAGAACGGTAATTTTCTTGCAGTAAGATTAATTGAGTTTCCGGATGTATTTTCTGATAGCTTAAGATGTTTTCAATCTTTGCTGAACGGAACGAGTAAATAGATTGATCCGCGTCACCAACTAAGAAAATGTTTCCGTGCTTTTGAGATAGCATTTCAATTAAATCAAACTGAATTTTATTCGTATCCTGAAACTCATCTACAAGTACGTAACGGAATAAATTCTGATACCTACCCAATAATTCAGGATTGTTTTGAAATAGATGAACTGTCTTAAGCAGTAAATCATCATAATCAAAGTAATTATGAATAGCCTTTAAATCTTCATACTTTTGATAGATATGAGAAACCGCAAGCTTTTCTTTATCTCCTGTGCTATTAGACTGAGCTTGACCAGGACTAATCGCTTCATTCTTCCACAATGAAATTTGAGAAAGAAGGTTGTAGACAATATTCTTATCTGCTTCTAATCCTAGTTGGACAGCAGCGGTCTTAACTAATGCTTTTTGATCTGTATCGTCCATCAGTGTAAACATATCCATACCAAGATGATGAATGTTAGTAGATAGGATACGGTTACAGATACTATGGAATGTACCAATCCAGCTCTTAGAAGCCCGACTATCCATACCAGTTACTCGTTCCTTCATTTCTTTAGCAGACTTATTCGTAAATGTAATGGCAAGAATACGCCAAGGATCTACACCCTGCTGCAGTAAATAAGCAATACGAGTAGTTAGTACTTTTGTTTTTCCAGAACCAGCTCCGGCCAACACAAGGACTCGTCCCTCTGTTGTTAAAACTGCTCTTTGTTGGCTACTATTTAATGTACCCATCAAAGGATTCTCTACTGTAGCTAACAAATTACCTCCCCCTTTCGATTAACTATAGGTGTTGAGTTGTTTCGTTCCCTGAACTTCTTATGGAAACGTAAGCAGTTAAATCGGATTCGTCAATAAGTCAGCAAAAAAAATAAGACGAGCTTTTAAACTCGTCTTACAAGGTGGCACTATTACTTGGGTTCTTTCGTCTTAGGTGCTACTTTATTATCTTTTACCAATGTCATTACTGACGCGACAAAAGTAAGAACAGCAGCAATCTCCGTTTCACCTACAACAGGTAACGGTTGTTGACCTTTGGCAACCAAGTATTGGTTCAACCAAGCTAACGCAAAGACAATAATACGAATTAATGCCCCTTTGTTATCCATAATAAATTCTTTGGACATATGCAACACCTCGAAAAAGAAAATATGGTACTTAGCTACCATAACGATTTACGGAAGTAAGAACCATATCATGCTTTTTCTATTCCTAACTTAGACCACATGAAACAAGTATTATTGAGCCTGTGGCATATTGAATAAGGTATTTGATTGTGTTTGCTGCGCTACTTGAGCTTGTTGGACCATACGATTATCATGAATTGCTTTAACCGCTGCCCCAAGTTCATTAATTTTCACATCCGCAATTTCCTTTGTAAGGTTTGAAGTGATTTTAAATTGCCCATAAATATCCTTCAACTTAGCCACCACATTTTCTTGAGTAGCTCCTGCACCTAAAGTTAAGGTTGCGATTTGCATTGCTAAATCACGCATTTGGTGTTTCTGTGGCTCTGTAGCCGCATAAGGATTTTGTTGCTGTGGTGGATTCTGATATTGCTGTTGTTGTTGTTGTTGTTGATAATTCTGTTGCTGATAATTTTGAGGAGCCTGATTAGGCCCCTTATCATCAGAATCAACTGGTAAGTCTTCACCAGCGTATACATATAGTCCAAGTCCATGACCTGCAATAGCTTTCACCTTTGCACGTTGGATGCTGTTATTGATGTCAAATGTTGTAGGTTTAGCGATTGGCTTATTACGGAAGTCTAATACTGGGAAAGGTTCAGAGACAGAAACACCATTTACGATAACTTCTACTTCTACAAAGTATCCAAGAGCGGTTCTTATATATGGTACTAAAAGACCACCTGTTTCAGGCTCAGGGAAACGTTTTACATTAATCTTTGCATCAGGATGTTTTCGTTTAAGTTGTTCAACTGCATGAGCCCAACTCATATAAGAGAATCCATTTTTCTTTTCTAGGTATTTCGTTACATCCATACCTGCCATTTCCGCAAAATAGTTCTTTTCTAATTTAACGGGTTCTTCTACAACGTCTTGCTCTACTGGCGGAGCTTCTGTAGTTACTGCTGTCATTTGTTTTCCTCCTTGATTACTCTGGAACATATAAGTCCCTCCTCACATTAATTGTTGAGGGTATTCACTTTTTAAGAAAGGAAGCCCCTTTTTCAAGGAGCCTTTGCTCTAGTTGGGTAAGTCTTAACAATCATTCATGATGTTCGAAAACTGCTCCGGAGTTGTATGCTTGGAAATAGAACGAATAAGACAAGCTAAACTAGGTTGCTTCTTTGAAGAAGTTTCTACTTGTTTAAGTACTTCTACATATCCTTTTCCTTTACACATACTACAAAAGCCACTCTTCACAATACCGGTGCCATCACACCATGAACATGAACGATTCCTTAACATATTTAACCCTTCCTTTCAAAAGTATATATACTGAACGGATGATCATTATCCTCACTTTCTGCATGTTTTGCATCTAATTTAGACGACCATTCCGAACTGTCTAACATAGGAAAGTATGAATCTGCTTCTGGGAACGAATGATGAATGCGCGTAAGATAGACACGAGAAGCCATCGGTAAGAACAATTCATAAGTTTGCTGACCACCAATAACAACAATCTCTTTATCTTTCGATTGTTCAATCATGAATTGAATGTACTCTAAACTTTCAAAAACAAGATTCTCACCTACTAAATGCAGATGATCCAGTGTTAAAGCCATTGGGCTTCTAGTAAGTACAATATTAAATCGATCCTTTAATGGTTTATGACCAAGTGAAGCAAAGGTTTTATAGCCCATAATAATTGGTTTGCCTTTTGTCTTTTTTATGAAATGTTTCATATCGTCCTTCAATCGGCAAAGTAATTTATTCTCAAATCCAATTGCATTGTTTTCATCTGCAGCTACAATAAGGCTAATCATACTGCAACCTCAATTTTCATTTGTGGGTGTTTATCATAGTTTTCTAAGCGGAAATCATCTGCTGTAAAACTATAAAAATCTGTTTTTTCGGGATTAATCCATAAAGTAGGAGCGGCATAAGGCTCTCTTTTAACAAGCTCTTCTGCCAATTCAAGGTGTTTGTTGTAAATATGACAATCTCCGATAATATGTAACAATTCCCCTACTTCTTGCCCAATATGACGAGCAACCATATGTAGAAGTATTGCGTATTCACATACATTAAAAGCATTTGCTGTAACAAAATCCTGAGATCTTTGTTTTAAAATCAGATTCGTTTTCTTTCCATCTGACCAAAATTGTAAGTGGTGAGCACATGGAGGTAAATTCATTCTTCCTGTATCATCTACGTTCCACATTTCAATTACTGCTCTACGAGTAAATGGATCTCGTTTTAGTTCTCCCAAGACATAATCCATTTGGTTGTCGTAACCGAATATAGGTTTAGCTACTTGATATCCGTATGCCTCACCAATTGAACCCTTTTTCTCTAATCGAACAAAAGGAAATGTTTTTGAGAATCTAAGTCTTGTTTTTTTAAATGCCCATTGGTTCCAAATTTTCGCTCTCATATCATTTACGTTGTTAGAACGTTTACGATAAATCCAATCTACTTCATCAAAGATAGTTTTTAATGGTAGCGGACGAGTTGTTGGTGCTGGGAATTCTTTTGATAAATCATAACGATTAACAACACCGAAAATTCGTTTTGTTGCAATTGGTGATCCATCTTCCCATACTGCACGATTATCTGGAATCCATTCTTGAGCCAAGATAAGTTTTAAAGTATCCTTCTGATAATCATCTATTAAAGCCAATTTCCATCCTCCCTTTTCTTTTCTTGCTATAACGTAAGGATTTAGAAATAGGAAAGTCAACCCGCGAATTAGAGTAATTTCACTCGCTGAACATTCTCTTTTTCTACGTAGGAATCCAATAGAGAAAGTAAATAATCTTGAGAAGATTTATTGATTTTTACTTCGTCATAGAATTTAACTTCTCCACCAACAAAGCTTTTTGATTGAGGAGCACGTAGGTAAAGTTCGCCTGAATTTTCTTTAGAGTTGAACACGACAATACGGGTTTCTCCAATCCCTGCATCAACTAACATCGTTGTAACAATACCTATTCCTTGTTGTTTGGTAGAAGGTTTGAATAGCTTCACTTTGCGAATACCTAGTTCTGCATTTAAATACCCCGACTTGTTTTCTATGGTGAAACGTACTTCTGAATCTTTTGTGATAGTAGCAGTTGTTGACAATGTAATTCCCTCCAAATAAAAAGGCCCTCCACTAGGGAGAGCCATGTTTTGTTTTATTTATAAATTAGCTAGCAAATTTGTAGTTAACACCAGCTTCAGCTGCATGTGTAATGATGACAGACTCCACTTTGATTCCTTTTAATGGCTCATCATCTTCATCTTGGAATTTTGCTTTTACAAATTCTCCATCAACAAGCATTTTATGTGTTTCTTCAACGATATTTGCTGGGTTAAAACTCATAGAGAAGTAATCCCCACCATGCATATAACCACTAAGTTGAATCGTTTCACTGAACAGATTGATACTCTTACTTCTTAATTCGATAGATTTACCGTTATCAAGAATCACTTTAACGTCATATCGTTGTGAATCTGTTGTTAAGATATTTAAATCACCAATAGCAGAACGGAATGTATAACCCTCATTTAATTCAAACGCAATCGCACGTAAGCTGTCGTAATTTAACTTTACACGATTTGCAAATGCTACAACATGCTTGATTTCACCATGATACTGTTCAGCAATTTTGTCTTTTAGGTAGATTTCAATTTCAGTAGCAGTTGGATAATCAAATCGGATATGGTAATGGAATCGACCAGGACGGCTTAACATAAACTCATTTACCTTATTAAGATCGTTTACCGTAATCGCATAGATACGTTTCTTCTGAGAAGTACCATCAAATAACCCCAGTAAGTTTTCCTGTTTTTCTGCTTCTTCATTACGAGGATTGAACATCTTTTCAAACTCATCCAAGATAATTAATGCTTCTTGGTCAATTTGTTCAATGAAATCAGCAATCCCTGGGAATGCCTTTGTAACCATAATAACCGGGATTTCCTTTTTAACAACTGCTTCTGCAATAAGTTGAACAAACATAGATTTACCCATTCCTTTGTTACCACTCAAGATAAGACCTAAGCTACGTTCAAATTTTTCATATGATTTTAATACTTTATTAATTTTTTCTGGGTGACTTCCATAAATCTTTGCTTCCGTTGATTCAAAGTTATCAATCTTCTCTAAAGAGAAACCTGATCTTGGATTGAATTCTACTTTGTATGTAGCAGCTGGTAGTTTGTCATAAGTTTTTAAGTCATCACCGTAAATTTTATAAGTACTTCCGAAGTTAATAATTTTCATTTTATATTGCTCCTTTTTCTCTCGTTGTTTTTTTTGTTTTTTGTCGTTGTTGAAAAAAAGAGTCTCAGGTAACCGAAATCACCCGAGACTTATTTAAAGTTGTTGAGATTATCAATCCCAACGATCAAGCTTGTAAACTGCTGTTCCTGTTTTTGTTGTTACACGAACCATTGCGTTCCAAGTTCCACCATATTGCAATCGAACGCCACAAGCAGAAGCTTCGTCATACTCTTCAATAGCTGCACCCTTAGAATAAGATTCAAGAGTTGAGCGGATTTCACGTAACTCTGATTTAAGGATTTCTGGGAACAATGCATTACCAGCACTATTGAATCGATTATCTTTTGCTCCATCTAAAATAAGGAATACTGCTTTTCCTTGATGAGCATTTTCGTCATACCACATAGACGGCTGGAATGTAATTGCCGTTACTTTTTGATAACCTGTAGATACATTCCACTTGCTAGCATTTGAACCTCCACTGTATACATACCAAGAGAAAGGATTACGTTGCTCTTCTTTATCCCATTGTAAAATAGGTGGCGCATCTTCATATGAAGCTGTAAGAATAGCTGAGAAGTTATCAACACTCTTAACTTGGTATTCAATTTCTTCTGCTAATGGAAGAACTGTTTCCATGAACTTTCTCCATGTCATAGTGACAGGTGGTACATTCATTTTAGGTAATTCCTTCTTATCTTTTGATTGAATATGTGAGAAGATACCTCCACTATTTTTAATAGTTTCTTTTTTACCTTTAGGAGTCCATTCTGTTTTTAGTTCATCTACTCGTGCAAATCGACGAATTAAAGATTTTTGAATTCCTAATTTCTCAACAATCTTTTCCGCTTGAGCAATGTTACCTGCTGATGGAGCTGCTTGTGGACGTTGGTATTGTAATGGGTGCATCTTCTCAGCAAATCGACGACTAACTGAATCAAATGACATACCAGAAGCGATATCATCAAGAAGCGTTCCAATCATTGAGCTTCTAACATGACAGAAACCTGTCGGTGCCGTAGCAACAGCTAACCAAACAATGTTTTCTTTATGGCGAGAGTTTTTAACATTGTCGCGTTTTTCATGTACTTCTCTAAACCATTCAGCAGTACCTAAGCACTTCTCTGAGCGATATAAAGATTCTGTTTTTAAAAGTCCTACCGCTTGATCCACTACATCAACTGAATACTCCATTAATGCTCTGATAAGCATTTTAAAGTCTTCTAATTTTTCAGCCATAACTTGATGTGCAGTACGAATTACAGAACGATTTACTAATGTTTGAGGTAATGCGACAGATAAATGAGTCCATTCACCAGTACGAGGAATACCTAATACTCTTGCATCTGGAATAAATACACCATTTACTCTTGAATTTAACACCGCTTTTTTCATTGCAGAAACGGCTGGTGCGAAGAAACGTGGTGTAATATCTTCATTCCACATTGCAGAATTCATAGTTCCATTTTCATCGATAGTAACAAGACCACCGAAGCGGTTAATGAAAGTACGGCAAGCGTTACAAGTATAATGCTGACGAGCTTCTGCAGGTAGATTATTTAAATAGATTTCATATAATTCATCAACATTTGTAGTGAATAGTTTCTTACCTGAATTAATAGCCATATCAAAGAAATTCTTTACGCTTTGTTCAAATTGAGGGTACTGATCCTGATTGCTGTCCTCTTTGTTATAACCATACCCATTTAAGCTCAATTCTTTATTCATTTTCAACACTCTCCTGTTTTTGTTAGTTTTTTGTTTTATATAATAGTGAATGATTCTATATCACCCAACTGAAATTCCTTCAATAACTTTATGTACTTCACTTGTAACATCATGTCTTGAGTCACATAGGAAGGAACCATCCTGATAAGTGGTGACCACGCAAACCAGTTTCCCATCTACCATAAAATGATTTACTTCTGTAGTAATATTGCTCATAACTTTTCCTCCCATATTAAAAAAGGTAAGGGCGTTAGCCCTCACCTATTAAGCTGCTTGTTGGTCAATTAATTCTTTTACATCCATTAATACGCCGAATAATCCATCTGCAGATGTTGATTTGCATGGAACGAAAAATTCATTACAAATTTTCGCAACGTACTTACTTGCATCATGACTATTTTCTTGAGTACTAATAATTACGTAGTCAGACTTAAGAATCTGAGCGCGAATTTTTTGTTTATGCTCATCTCCTGTAAGATGAGTAAGTTGAATTTCTTCTACTCCATCTAACGAATCTTTAAAGTTATTCATGCGACCTTCTAGCCCTACTAAAAGGATTTTTTTGTTCAGAAAAGGTTTTTTATCAAGTCGATCTATCATGGAGAAGCCCAATTCTGATTCAGTAGCATTATTTTGACGATGTACTAATCGTTTCGATTCGATAGAAGCTGTTTGTTCTATTTCTTCTGTATCATATTTGTATGTCGCACGGAAACTGTTTGTAATGTTATTTGTGTAGAAACGCCCATCAATAACATCACCTTTCGAAATTTTAAAACGGTTTGCATCTTTTTCATTAATATATAAACAAGCTGGTGATTCATTTACAAAAATAGCTCCAGAGTTTGTACTTGTAACAACTAATCGGCTACCTATTTCCTCAACGATACCCATTTTGATTTCTGATAAATAAGGGTTCGGAACATTTTTCCGATCCACGATACTGAATTCATAAATTGGTGAACCATCTTGAAATTGACCTTTGATACCCGTTACTTCAATTTTATTTTCATTTTCCATAGAAAGCTTACGAACTAGCTCTTCTGGAATTGGATATTTTAATTCTTCAATTACACCGCCAAATGCTTTCTTAAGGAAAGTAAATACGTGTCCAACTGGATATGTGTCTACCATTTCTACTGGTTCAACAACAATTGCTTCTGGTGCTAATACTTCTGTTGGTTCTAATACAACATCTAGTCCTACACCGCCGCCTTCATAACTCATTTTGCTTAATTCTACAAGCTGTTCAATTATTCTGTGATGAGGTTTAGCCCATTCTTCATATCTGTTAAAGTTTGATAATGTAACCTGTTGTAATTCATGAACCATCTTTGCTTTTAATTCTTCAAACATTTTATCTATATACATTTTAATTATTCCTCCAATTTGTCTAGCAACTTATGATGCTATTATACTTTCAATTAAAATCGAATTGTCTTGAATGACATAGATGTCATCTAAGATTCATTTAGTTCATTTTTCATGTAATTGTTTTATATTTTCAGACAAAAAGAAGAACCGCCCACTTCCTAGTGAACGGCCTTACCTTTTTGACTATAGAGCAACGGGCTCTGTTTGTTCATACATATTATATGTTGTTACTTCGCTGGACATAGCTTCGCAATAATCATCGAATGCTTTCTTACCCTCTTTATCGCTGCTAAATTTATCAGTGGGTAATGAAACTCCACGATCAATTTTCACACCGCGACGGATAATAAAATCATCTCGCATATCAGCATCTTGAACGATACCAGATCCTGCGAAGTGTCCACCAAAGCTTGAACGTAACATTGTCATATTCGATACCTCTCAAGATGTTACAGAATGTAGCCTAATCGAGTAGGAAATATCATGTAGGGACTAATTCTGTTTTATTTTTTATGCTGCAGCTTGTAATTCAGGTTTCGGTGCTACTTCCATGTCACCATAACCATCTTCATCTACACGTTCACCATCTGGAAGTTCAACTTCTACTCCGCGGATTTTCGCTTCAAGTTCAGCAGCTAGGTCTTTATGTTCATGTAAGAATGCAACAAGTTTTGCTTGTCCATTAAACTTAAGTTCAATGCCTTTATGTTGACGGATTTCACCTGTCTCTTCATCAATGATTCGGCACCATCCACCGTTTTTCTGAACAAATCCCGCAAGAATAGCTACCTGAGCTACTTCATCAATACGGTCTACACCATGTCCATAAATAAGTGGGAACGCTGCTTCTTTAAACGGAATTGCAATTTTGTTTTTCACAACTTTAATTTTTACCCAGTGACCAATAATGTCATTACCGTCTTTAATGTATTCGCCCATTTTTACTTGGATACGTTGAGAAGCATAGAATGGTAATGCACGACCACCAGAAGTTGTTGTTGGTGTACCAGCAGGGCTGAATCCACCGATTTTTTCACGAATCTGGTTAATGAAACCTACTGTACAGTCATGTTCATAAGCAATACCAGTTAGCTTCTGCATTGTTGTACTCATGAAACGAGCTAGTAGACCCATAGTTTGTTGTTCAGCAGATGATTCTACGATTTTAGTAGGAACCATAGCGGATACAGAGTCAACTGCAATTAAACGGACTTCACCTGAGCGAATAAGACTATCAGCAATGTCTACAGCATTTTCTGCAGTTTTTGGATTTACGTAGATTAATTTATCTAAGTCTACGCCATACTGCTGTGCTAACTCTTTATTCATAGCATGTTCCATATCAATGAAAGCAACATAGCCTTCATTTTTACGTTGAACTTCAGCTATATGAAGAAACATCAATGTTGTTTTTCCAGCCATTGAGTTACCAAAGTACTCAATAATACGACCATTTGCTACTCCTCCACCCAAAGCTAAGTCCATTGTTAATGAACCACTTGAGAAAAGTTTAATAGTTGGACCTGTATTTACTGAATACCCGATTGTATCTTCCCCAAGTTGTTTGTTGATTGTAGACATTAATTTTTCAATGCTCATTTATTGTCCTCCGTCGTGTTGTATTTTGTGAGAATCTCCTGTGCACGCACTAGGACTTCCACATCTTCATACAACCCGAACTGCTTTGCAGAGTCCCTTTCACTCCTAGCACGCTTTTCTACCTTATTAATAAGGCTTCCAAGATCAAGAGAATCTTCTTGTTTCATAGCTTGTTTAGTAAAGTATTCAAACTCCTCGGCTAAACAAAGAGAGATTTGTTCTACCGCTTCTTCATGCGGTAGTGTTTGTAAATAAGAGTTATAAAGGCTCATCATGAATTGATGAAGCCCTTGTTTTAACTCTGATCGTAATCGTCGTTGAGTACTCATATAATCACCTCAAGAAACGAATACCCTACCTTAGAATGGTAAAGCATCGTCACTAATGTTCACGCTACCAGGGAACATTTCAGGGTTGTATTGCCCTTGTTGTCCTTGCTGTTGGTATGGAGGTTGTTGAAATTGTTGCTGCCCTTGTTGAGCGTAAGGGTTTTGACCTTGGAACTGTTGTTGTTGACCTTGTTGCTGATATTGAGGTTGTTGGAACTGCTGCTGTCCTTGTTGCTGGAACTGTTGTTGCTGACCATTACCTTGTCCACCATCATTGTTAGAAGAAAGGAATTTGATATTATCTGCACGAAGTTCCCAATAAGTGATATTCTCTTTTTTAGAAGACTTCATCTTACCTTCTACTAAAACAACCGAACCTTTTTTAGTGTACTGTTGTACGTTCGCACCTAATTTACCCCACGCAGATACATTGAAGAAATCAGTAGTTTTTTTTGTCACCATAACCATCATCTACAGCTACAGCAAAACGACAAACCGTGTTTTCACCATAAGGAGTGCTTTCTGGATCACGAGTTAAACGACCTACGATTAATTGTTTTTGATACATAATAAATTACCTCCGGTTTTTTAATTTGATATATATGTTTCATTCGCTACATAGTCATGAAGCGGTTTTAACAACGAAAATACAGCGTCTTTGTTAGACATCTTCTTCTCTTTAAAATCTTGGACAAATTCTATTTCCATTAAAGAGACTCCTTCATTGCATGCAGTTGCTGCGCTTAACTCATTTTCAAGTTTTTCTTGAGCGAATTTAATTTGCTCAACTGAAGGATAAGGCATTGCTGAAGTACATCTGCTATAGATATAGTTCCTACATCCAACAGCACAAACACTGTCTTGATCGTAATGATTTGTTTCATATTTAACACCTAACTTTTCAAGCGTAGGTATTAGTGATTTTGGTACATTCGCCCCAGTCGTTCTTTCACGCCGGTTATGAATGTATAAAGCTTTGAACTCAACAACGTACTTATCACGACCATAACGATGATTCGAATAGTCATAACGTGGTTCATGATAAGTAAACAAGATGCTTCCAACGCTCAATTTCTTATGCATTGCCATCGCTATATCACCCCTATTGTTTCTGAGTAGATTTAGATTCTCTTCTTATTTTGTTGTAGCAGCGGCGACAAACACTTGAGTATGACTCATTGCCACCTACCTGTACGACTTCTCCCTCAAAGACAGGAATGTTGTTTATTAGGCGCACATTTCGATTTGCTTTATTCTCACAATGAATGCATTGGTTCTTGATTTCACGAATACTATCTGCTGATTCGACTAATCGCTTACTTCCTTCGAATAGCTGACCTTGGAAATCTGTCATTAGCCCATAAGCAATAACGTTAATCCCAAAATCATCTGCTAAATGTGAAAGTGTATCGATCATATCCTTGTCCATGAATTGAACTTCATCTACAAATAACCAGTCAGGTTTTTTCAGCATTGCTATCTGAATTAATTCCGTGAAATGAGTAATTGGTGTGCAATCCATCTCAATACTTAGGGCACGAGATTTAATCTTTGTATCCCTTGTATCCTGAGAACTCTTGACGATCTCGAAGTTCTTTCCTTGTTGTTCGAAATTAAATGCGGTCATAATCAACTGTGCTGACTTTGAGCTGTTCATGCTTCCATAATAAAAAACTACCTTGGCCATTTAGACCCTCTCCCTCTTACTAAAATCAATGTTGTTTTGTTGATCCAATCTTATTTAGGCGTTGCTCTTCAGCAATCAGAATGTGTGTCCAATTCTTTTCATACGTTTTTAAGAAGTCAAAATACGCTTCCTGTTCATCAGAGGTTGGAGTAAGTTCAAAGATATGAACTAAACCATTAATCACATCAAGAGACTCTTCTTTATTGTCATCATTGAAGACAAATAAAAAGTGCGTTTCTCCCTGCTCTATCTTCATCTGCAATGCTGTTAAAAGCAGACTAGCGACAGTTTTTTCACTAGCATTCGGGAAGAGACGCCTACATGTTTCGATTGAAATATGATTATCGTTAGTAAAGTCATCGTCTTTGAAAATAGAAGTATCTTTTAAGTCTGTTACCGCTAAAATAAAATGATTTCGATGAAATGCTGTTAAGTTGCTTTCATGAATTGTGGATAAATTGATCAATTGAATAACTCCTCTCAGAACGTAAGCACTTAAAAATTAAAAATCAAGACAAAAAGAGCCTTCCCAAGTAGTTTTTTCTACAAGAAAAGGCTCCTTATATAAAACAAAAAAACCGCTACATTTAGCGGTTCTCCGTATCCCTTTTTAAGTGTAGAGATAAACACGTTTCGTAACAAATTTAAATGTGATTTGAGGGAGAGAATTATTATTATTATTATATGGCAGAGAGGACGAGATTCGAACTCGCGCACGTTTTACCGCCTACTCCCTTAGCAGGGGAGCCCCTTAAGCCACTTGGGTACCTCTCTGTATTTTGGGAAGGTGGTGGGGAATTGACCCCACGGCCTCTTCTCTTTACCAGTCAGTCTCCAATTTCCAGTTCACCTTCATATGTAATTTTGGCAGGGGCAGTAGGAATCGAACCCACAACGGAGGTTTTGGAGACCTCTGTTTTACCTTTAAACTATACCCCTATATGGTGGGCCGGGATGGATTCGAACCATCGAACCTTTCGGGGTGGATTTACAGTCCACTGCGTTTAACCACTTTGCTACCGACCCATAAAAGGTGAGGGCGTTAGCCCTCGTTGGTGTCATACATGTGTGTGAAAAATAAATTTAAGTAGGGTGTCGGAACACTTCTACTCTGTTCGCTAAGGAACGGAAACAACCTAACAGCTTTCGCCACATCTCGTAAGATGCTACGGTTTTTGGCATGTCGCCGTACAAGGCTACTGGTTTGTTGTTCTCTACTATCAGCCTTTTGTTCGACATGTGTGTCCTGTTAACTGTACGCCTCCGAAGGGACACTTCTTTTAAGGGGAGACGCACAGCAGATGCCGACAGAGGGACTCGAACCCCCAACCTACTGATTACAAGTCAGTTGCGCTACCAATTGTGCTATGCCGGCATATAAAATGGCGGAGCTGACGGGACTCGAACCCGCGACCTTCTGCGTGACAGGCAGACGAACACTCCAACTGTTCTACAGCTCCATTATAGAGGGGCATAAGCCCCTGTTTGATATTAATGATAATATGATTTGTGTACAGACAAGATATTAATCTTATTTTCTTCTGTGATAAGACCTTTTGCAAATGCATCTTCTACGTGTTGATCTGTAGCATGCCAGTAGAATCGTGCGCTAGCTAAGTAACGTACAAGACTAAACTGAGTTCCAGTTACACCATATAAAGCTGCTTGCGTTTTATCCTTATCATAGTCTTGGCTACGAGTGCCAGTTCCACCAACTAAGTAGTGTCCATCTAGCATCTCTTGAGTGATCAAGTCACCTACTTGAATTGCAGATAAATCTCCTTGGTAAGTACCGCGTTGCAATTTATTCCCTGAAAGATTTGTATAGCTTGCACCTAATCGTACATGAGGTACGAATTGATTAGCATACTCATCATAGGCTGTTTCAGGGTAAGAAGGCATTTGCCAGTCTTGTCGGCCTTGATTGAAATCATAATCATAAATCCAAGGAATCTCAATTCGTTTTGTGATTACTTTCGTTTCTCGATCGTACTCTAGCACTAAATCATAAAGGTTTGTCAATAATATCAAACTCCTTCTAGTTGTATTAGAAACTTATAAAAGTTCTAACGCCCCTACCAGGATTCGAACCTGGACTCTAAGCTTAGAAGGTTCATGTGCTATCCTGTTACACCATAGGGGCAAAGTGAAATACCTAAACATAAACAAAAGTCCGGATGACACGATTCGAACATGCGACCCCTTGCTCCCAAAGCAAGTGCTCTACCAAGCTGAGCTACATCCGGATAATAAA